ATACCGCAGGCGACGTAACAAAGCACACCGCAGGCGGGAAGAGTACCTGCGTTGGCGGTACAAGGCAGAAGCCAGCATCCGCGAGAAGATTCTCGACGCACGCACACCAGAAGAAAAAGAAGAAGCTGTGTGGCAGAAGTTACGCGCCGAAATCATCCGCAGCCTGGGCTACATCGCGGACGCGGACACCAACGGTGGGCCGTTCAACCGCAACGACTTTGTTCACTCGATAGCAGGTATAGTTGAGTGTTTAGCAAAGATCGGCAAAGTATCGCTAGTAGATCGCGCCGTGGACCTGGTAGCTGATTACAACGCCAGCCACAACAAGCCCGCCATCGGTAAACGCCACAAGTTCTGGACATACCCGGACATGGCCCGCGCCGTTGACGCAGCGTGGCAGGCAGCTACTGTAGACGGCGCAGTGATTGCAGAGGGCGAAGGTTGGCGCATCGAGACAGCGCCAGAAGACGACCGCGTGCGCATCTACTTCGACAGTAAGCCGGATGAAACGATCCGTAGCGAGCTTAAAGGCACTGGTTGGAAATGGGCACCCTCGGCGGGCGCGTGGCAGCATAAGCTCACCAACAACGCCATCCTCAGTGCAAAGGTGCTGATGGACTGCTAGGCAACAGGTCTGTACAGTTTTCAGGGGTCGCGCCTGACATAATCAGAAAGGGGAAGCAGGATGAGTGTGTACGACATAGAAGAGGAGTTGCGCGCAATTCTTAAAGCGCACGCACTCTGGCTTGATGATCCGGGCCAGGATGGGGCAAAGCGCGCTATTTTACACGGAGCCAAACTGGAAAGGGCCGACCTCAGTGGGGCCAACCTCAGCAGGGCCGACTTCAGCGAGGCCATCCTGAACGATGCCATCCTCGTAGGAGCCGAACTGGAAAGAGCCAACCTCAGCGGGGCCTTGTTGTACAAGGTGAATCTGCATGAGGCTATCTTGTGTAAGGCGAATCTGACCGGGGCCGACCTGAAAAGGGTCGACCTCAGCGGGGCCGACCTCAGCGGGGTAACCGGTATACTTTCGCCATCAGAATGGATGGCTGCAACCTTTGAAGCAACAGACGAGGGCTATGTCGTGTACAAGACCGAAGAAACGTTTGAAGCGGGCGACTACTTGACAGAAGTGTGCAATCCGGATCGTAGCGCCGTCCATGGCACCGGTGTCAACTTCGCTACCCTGGAATGGTGTCAAGAAATCTATCTAGGGGCGCAAATTTGGAAGTGCATCATCGAATGGCGTGATCTACCGGGCGTTGTCGTGCCGTTTCATCCGGAAAGGCAGGCACGCTGTGAAAGATTGAGACTGGTAGAAAGCGTAAGCTAGGAGAACATATAAGTTTTTCAAACCCTCTGGTGATCTGCCAGAGGTTTTTTTTGCGTTCCATCCAGCGGGCTTCGGGTACTTTCGGGTACTTCGATTCGGAAAACCTTCCCAACAGTCCAGGGGTGCCGTACATACGACCAGGTGTTTATGGCTTCCTGGTGCGATTTATATTTGTTTTTTTTACTCTTCGTTCGGAGTTTTTGAGACGTTCCATCCAACGGGTACTTCGGGTACTTCGGGTACTTCTGACCACACTTTATAAACACGCTATACGCATGCGCGCGCATGACATGCGAGAATCTGTGTATAAAAGTACCCGAAGTACCCGAAGTACCCGTAAACCATGACAAGCACCGCATTGCAATGGGATAAAAACCTTACGGGTACTTTTTTTGAAAAAATCCAAAGTACCCGTAAGTACCCGTACCCCACTGGAAGGTCTTTTTTTTTGCCGCAACTGCCCATACGTTCAACAACGGGGCTTTCTAAGTATGCTATACTAAAAGGGGCGTTATCAGGTAGCCTATGATGCCCGAAGTTCCTGAAATTGTTTTATTCCTGGAGACGTTCCGGTTGCGTGCTCGAAATCTTACAGATTGTCTTGCCAGTTGTTGGCGCTCTGTTTGCCGCCTGGTTTGCCTACCGAGGGCAACGCGATGTGGCAAGCCTGCAACGCGAGCAGGCGCGACGCGAGCACGATGCTGCGCAGGTCAACGAGGTATTGACCTGGCAGAAGAATGAACTGGACCGAGTACGAGCGGAACTGGAATCGTGCAAGGCCAGTCTGGAGGACATAGCGGCTCTCCAGGCGGCTAAGAAGATTGCGGAGTATCAGTCTTCCAGAATGCAGCGCGAACTGGAGGCCGCGCACCGGGTTACTGCCGATCAGGAAGTCAAGCTGGCTGAGGCATTGGGAAAACTTGAAGAACGCTACCTGGAGGTCATGGCGTTGCGTGAACAGCTACACGGCGTGCAGGCTGAGGTGCAATTGCAAAGCATCAGATATGGCATCAATACAGACCAGATGCAAGCTCGCCTGGACTATTATCGGCATTTGGCAAGGCGCGACAAAGACGCGACGAAGGAACTTCTACCACCGGAGAGGCTGAATGGACCCGAGACTGATTGAAATACTCGGATACCTGACTACGACTGCCGGGGCCGGGGTTGCTGCGTCGTATTTGTTTGCCTGGCTGCGTCGTGTTGTGTCGTTTCCGGATCAGCGTCCTGATACTGCCTGGCAGTGCACGCTGTGGCGCATCCTCTACAAAGCACTCTGGTCTGATGCCTGGACCCTCTGGACGGCCCCGTTCCTGGCACTGCTGATCGGAACGGGCGCGTCTCTGTTTTTGGCGCTGGTGCAGGGCGATGACCTCTGGTATGTATTCTGGGCATTTGCTTCGGCCTGGATAAGCCAGCAGTGGTATCGTCACGGTAAGATGCAGCATTCCGAACTGGAGTGGCCGGATATACAGGAGGACGAACCGTGACCCATCGTGTTGCCTATGAGATTGTGGAAAAGCTGTATACTGTGCAAAAACACTGCCAGCAGCAGCGACAGCACATTCTGAGCCAGTTGCAGGCTGACAATAAGGAGGCGGTCCGAAAGCTGGTCATAGACATTTATGACACGGTTGAGGCCGATCTCGAACAGGCAATAGCAATGACGCGTGCCATCGAAGCCCAGATCGACACGCCACAAAGCAGCGAACGCGGCGACTCGTCGCATGATATGAGGTAAGTAATGCAGATTGAAAATGTCGGAATGACCCGCCCGCACTACCAAAAAGGCGGCAACCACTGCCGTGCCATCGTCCTCCATGCCACGGCGGGGCGCTACCCTGGCGATTATGACTGGTTGCGACAGGGCGGTAGCAGCAGTGCTCCGGTTTCAATCCATTACTATATCCGCAAAAATGGCGACATCTCGCGCATGGTTGACGATGAGGACATCGCCTGGCACGCGGGGCGGAGCACCTGGGCCATTGACGGCAAGCAGGTGTCTTACGGCATCGGCCTCAACCCATACTCGCTCGGCATCGAACTGGAGAACTGGAATAATGGGCGCGACCCGTATCCACAGCCCCAATATGACGCCGCCGTGTGGCTGGTCGATACGCTTGTGGGGATATATGATATTCCACAGAGCCAGCTTGTCAGGCACCTGGATATTGCGCCGCAGCGCAAGACCGACCCTGCCGGGTTTCCGTGGGAACAGTTTGTATCGGATGTGTACGATACAAAGGTACCCACACCGGAGCCGTATCGCGCGCCGCACTGGTATACCGTGGCCCCTGGGGGCACCACCAATATCAGGTATCAGCCACGAGTGACGGCTGACAATATCGCAATGCAACTACAAGCAGGCCGACTGCACATTGACCAATGGGCTGATAGGGACGATCCTGAATATGGCGGGCGATGGGCAAAACTTAGCGGCGGCTCGTTATATGTGCATAGTAGCGGGGTAGTAGCTGAGTGACAACACACACTAACGTCACCATCGAATACCGCGCTCGGCGATTGTGGGTGTTTCACATCGCCGTCTGGCTTGCCAACTATTTGCCGTCGCGTGTCGGCTTCGCTCTGGCGCGTATTGTGGCGTGTTTGATCGTGATAATCGAGTTCCGTTATGGGGTGGGGTAGTGAACGAACCAATTGAACAGACACGCAACATTGACACGCTGGTGCCCCATCCGCGCAACTACAACCAGCACCCGCCTGCACAGATTGAGCGGCTTGCTGCCAGCCTGCGCCAGTTCGGACAGGTGCGCCCCATTGTGGTGCACGGCGATACCATCGTCGCGGGCCACGGTGTGTATATGGCAGCGCAGCACCTCAACTACCAGGCGTTGCGCGTCACCCAGCTACCAGACGACTGGACAGACGAGCAAGCAATGGCCTATCTGGTGGCTGACAACGAGACGCGGCGCGGGGCCGAACCCGACGATACCGAACTGGCCGCGTTGCTTGACGAGTTGCAGCAGCAAGATTTCGACCTGGATAGCCTGGGCTTCGATGAGCAGGAGTATGGCGCGCTGTTGGATGGGTTGACGCCGGAACTGCCCGAACCCGGCAACGGCGGCGATGAGTTTGAATCCGACGACGCCGCGCCCTGCCGGGTGCAGGCGGGTGACGTGTGGCTCATCGGCGGCGTGCATCGCCTGATCTGTGGGGACTGCACCGACCCGGCGACAGTTGAGCGGTTGATGCAGGGCGAGCGGGCGTCATTTTCTGAGGTTGATCCGCCATATGAAATGGGTGTGACCCAACAGGTTGACGCATTAGAACTATGCCAGGGTACTATAACCCTATGGGGCATGGCGTTTGAATTATCTCCGGTATGTTTGGAGTGGCAAAACTGGCCTGATGTTGATCTGGTGTGGCGATTCCATTTTGGGCGGATGTACAGCGGTCAACGTCCATTTTGCCATCATCGTAATATTTGGATTTTTAATATTGATTATTACAACGCCGAATGGCGTGGAGAAAACGGGGCGCCACCGTCAACATTTTTCGAGAGTTCCTATACAAGCGTGCACCACAAACACGAAAAGCCGCTTGATGTGCTCGTGTCGCTGCTTCAACAATACAGTTCACCTGAAAGCCTGGTGTATGTGCCTTTTGGGGGTAGCGGTGCTACACTGATTGCAGCACACCGCACAGGCCGTATAGCCCGGATGATTGAAATCGATCCAGGATTTTGCGAGATTATCCTACAGCGCTGTGAGTCCGAGGGGCTTACAGCAGAGCGAGTTGCTCAGTCTTTGCAGGAGCCGAACCGTGATGCTGTGTGATATAGCGCGGGTTTTCGTAGCCCACCGGGAGATACCCTTGCAGGTCTTTTTTGATGTAATGCCGCACGCCAAGGCGATGGCACAAATCAAGAATGCGATGGGTGTAACTCTCCCAGTCAGTCGTTCCGGTCATCGGCAGATAGTTTGCCCTGCCGATTTTATACAGATCAACAAATTCGTGCGTCTGTTCGATAATTTGCAAACTAGCTTCGGTACTCAATGTCGGCTCCAGGCTGACCCACGTGAAGATTCCCGCCTTGTGGAACAGACGCAACGTATTGATGCGATCATCGGGCACTGCTGCACCGCGTTCCCATTTCTGGCTGAAATCAGCATCCAACGACGTGAGCGTGCTGGCGAACGCATCACGCTCTGGTCTGAACAAATCCAAATCACGCAGTGCTCGTTTGCCGCCCTTTGTGAGCGTGCAAATGTCCAGACCGTGGGCTTGCAGTGTTTGCAGCACAGGACGCGTGAGCGAGTTGTCAAATGGATGGTATGGGTCTGTGGTGAACGACAGCATCACCTGTTCAGTGATACCAAGTTCCTGGTACTTCGCTGCGTCTTTACGCAACTTGCTAAGAAATTCAGGGCGAGGTTCTGCACCGGCGTCAAATTCGGGGCGCGTCATGCGCAGTACATTGGGCACGTAGCAATAGGCGCACTGATGGCCGCAGCCACGATACGGGTTCGTGGCGAGTTTGGAGTACTCGCCAGCTTGTCCGCGTGGGGCATAGATGATCGAGCAGCCTTTGACGCTCCAGCCGTCGGGGTTCAGTGTTGGCATAACAGTCTCCGTTCTGTTTTCTCCGATGATCAACGGGGCTGCCGTTCGGAGTACCCGGCATTGTCACGCGCTGATCAGGCGCGTCTAGCCCACTTCTATTGTAGCACGGTTTTCGGCATACCAAAGGCAAGAACAGGTTAAGATGTGCTGCCAGAACAGTTACCCAACGAGAGCACCAAAGCATACGCCGCGTTTGTGGCGTATGCCGAGATGGGCAGCCAGCGCAGCCTGGAGAAACTATCCCAACAGTATGCCAAGAGTATACCAATTCTTAAGCGTTGGTCTGTACAACACCGTTGGCAGGAGCGGGTACGCCAGTATGACGCGGCGGTACTCGAAGAGCACAACGCCGCGCTACGTGCAAAGCGCAATCAGGAGATTGAACGCTTACGACAGGATGCACTACTGGACGCCAAGACGCTCCGCCAGTTGGGGCGCGGCTCATCGGGCAAGCTCGGCGAGGCGATCAAAAATATGCAGGCAAAGGACATAGAGCCGAAGCACGTTGCATCGCTCCTGCGCACGATTGCACAATCATTAGAGGCCGCAACCAACATAGACGCGGCAGCACTCGGCATAGATGAGGCACTGGAACATGCCCGCAACACTGACACAACAGAGTAGGCGATGGTTGCGCCAGCAATGGCGAGCACCGCTAACGAACAGCACCGCACCACAAGCCACGAGTGAGCAGGTGCCCGTGTACATCCCGCGCGGCCCCGCTGCGGAACTGCAGGCCAATCATGCCACAGAGATTGTCATAAGCGGCCCGGCTGGCACAGGCAAAAGTCGGGCCTGCCTGGAAAAGATGCACGTCTATGCACAACAGCACCCTCGCTTTCGTGGCCTGATCGTGCGCAAGACGCGCGAAAGCTTGAGCGAAACCGGGCTGTTTACGTATGAACAATATGTCCTCGGACGCGATCACCCGATGATTATTGATGGTAAACCTAAGCGCCGTATTCGGCAGGTCTACCAATACCCCAATGGTGCCGAAATCGTCATTGGCGGTATGGACAAGGCATCGAAAATTATGTCTACTGAGTATGATATAATATTTGTTCAGGAAGCCACCGAGTTGGAAGAGCAGGATTGGCAGGCGCTCCTTACCCGCCTTCGTAATCATGCACTGCCATTTCAGCAGATGATGGCAGACTGCAACCCATCAGCACCAACCCACTGGCTGTATCAGCGATGTATGAGCGGGCGCGCCACGCTCCTGAATAGCCGCCACGAGGACAACCCGCGCCTCTACCAGGATGGTAAGTGGACAGAAGAAGGGAAAGAATACCTCTCCATTCTGGACAGTCTGACTGGAGCGGAATACCACCGGTTGCGACTCGGCCAATGGGTGCAATCGAGCGGGTTGGTGTATGATGTGTGGAGTGATGACAATGTCAGCGAGGATGCTGAGCATCAGCCAGGTGCAGGTGAGGTATATTGGGGGGTTGACGATGGCTATAGTGGTCAGATCGACCCGCGCACCGGGCTCTACACGGTAGACAGTCACCCCCGCGCATTCGTCCTGGCACAGTTACGAAGCAATGGGCGGCTCTGTGTGTTTGCTGAGCACCTGACTGTCAAAACACTCAGCGACAGTCATCTGCAGCAGGTGATGGCGTTAGGGTATCCCATGCCAGCGTATGCCGCCGTCGATAGTAGCGCAAGCGAGCTAAAACGCCGCATCTTTGATGTAGGCGTGCCAGTCAAGAGCAAGCCGGTGAATGTGGAGGAAAGTATCAAAGAGACGCGCCGCTGGCTTGCCCCCGATACGAACAACTGGCGACGCATCCTGGTGCATCCGCGCTGCAAACATCTGCGCAATGAGATGATAAGCTATGTGCGCAACCCGGCGACCGGCACGCCATACAAGCAGCACGATCACTGTCTGGACGCCTTACGGTATCTCACGCATGCATTGCGATACGAGGTGTGATGACTATTGAAGAAATCAAAAAACGCAGCGTCACGAGAGACGATGACGACCATGGCGGCGTGTACCATTTCCATCTGCCGTTTGGAAGCTATACTGATAGTGTCAGCTTACCACCCGATCCGCCTGCGTACTGGAGCCGTAGCAGAGATGCACGATTGCGAGCCACAGTGCATCACGGCACAACCTGGCCGAATGCCGTAAGCATTGCTATCAGCAAAATGGCGTCCCTTGCGTGGGAGGTGTCTGGGCCGGTGCCGTTGCGGGTACGGCGGGCACAGCACCTACTCCATACCATTGGTGCGGGGAATGGATGGGTGTCGTTCCTCTCGAAGCATTTGCGCGATTACTTGACGTGCGACAATGGTGCATTTGTGGAAGTGGTACGCGCAAGCTCCGTGCGAGGAAGCCGTATTCTTGGATTGATGCATCTGGATAGCTTGCGCTGTGAGCGAACAGAAAACAGTCGCGCCCCGGTCATCTACACCGACAAAAGAGGCAAACGGCACGAACTGCAATACTACCAGGTCATGAATATCACCGACATGCCAAATCCTGCCGATGATGATGATTATCCAGGAGTCGGCTTGTGCGCTGCGAGCCGCGCCTATGAAGCCATTGTGAAGGCAGCAGCCATTGATCGGTATTTTATTGAGAAGATTACTGGTAACCGCCCAACCGCGCTCCATTTCATCCAAGGCGTGAGCCAAAAACAACTTAATGACGCGTTTCGTACCAGCGATCAACACAGCGCCAGCAAGGGCTATGTCGTGTACAAAGGAGCGGTCATGATCCCGGTCCTCGGAGACACGGCCACGCAACTTATGACCGTACCCATCGCAGAAGTACCAGACGGGTTTGACGCGGAGCAGGAGCGCCAGGACGCCGCGCGCCATATGGCCGGTGCCATTGGTATTGACCCGCAAGACCTGGACCCCAACCTGCTCGCTTCGCGTGCATTAGGCACTGGTGCCCAATCGCTGGTCATTGCCGCAAAGGAGAAAGGTCGGGGGCTGGCGGCCTGGCGACAGGCATGGACACACATGCTCAATGAGTACGTACTTCCTGCTAGTGTGACATTCGAGTTTGTGGAAGACGATCCGCGTGATGAAGACCTGCGCGCGGATGTCACCAAAAAACGTGGTGGATACGTGGTGGACCTCGTGAAAAATGGCGTGATCAGCCCACAGGAGGCCGTGCAGTACCTTGTTGATTGGGATGAACTGCCGAAAGAGTTTCTCTCCAGCGATGAAACCCCGGACACAAGCCTGGGGGATGATGAGAAGCCAGGTGAGCCCCAACCAGACACCGCACCGATGCCGGATGTAACCGAAAAACAGACGCGCAACGCGGCAATGGTTATTGACGAACAATTGCCACAAGCGCGCGCGCTCTTTCTGGAGGTAACCTCATGACATATACGTATGACAGATGCGATAACGCGCTTGTGGCAGGCGGTACCGCGACGCCTATTGCGCACGCCAATGGCAAGCTCTACCATTACGCTGTGTCGGTTGGCAGTACCGCCACCGAAATTACATCAGCGATCCTGCCACATGCCGAGCGCGTGGATATTGCTATTAAAAATCCATCAGCAGACACGGTTTACATTGGCGATGAAAATGTGACGACTGCGACCGGGTTCCCACTGGCCCAGAACGAGAGCATCGTCATAGCCAGTACTGATTGCCCAATCTATGCTATCGGTGCAGATCAAGCCAGTATTGATTTGCGAGTTCTGGAGATCATTTGATGACCGGCATTCGCATTACTCCTGCGGGCGCGCCATTGTATGTAGGCGCAATTTCGCCGGGCATACAGGTTGCCCAGAGCGGCGGCGCTGCCCCATCGCCCCTGCTCACCGACCTCGTGGCCTACTGGAAACTGGACGACCTGACGTGGTCAGACAGCGTTGGCAGCAACGACCTGACCAACAACGGCAGCGTGACGGTAGGCACACCAAAAGTCGGCGCAGGGAGTGCATCGTTTGATGCCACGAACTATCTCTCTGTAACCAGTACGAGCTTCCAGACAGGAAACATTGATTTCACATTGGCGTGTTGGATCTATCCTCGCTCTGTTTCGGGTATCAAAGGCATCCTGAACAAATACGAATCAGTGACAGATCAACGTGAATATCAATTATTTACGTCTGGTACGTCGGTGCAGTTTGTCGTATCGTCGCAGGGCGTCATAGGATTTAACAGCAATGTTGCAACGCCAACATCTACCATATCGCTGAATACGTGGTATTTTGTGGTTGCGTGGCACGATGCGACTGCACAGACGATCAATATCCAGGTAGACAATGGCACAACGTATAGTGCATCACACTCAGGTGGCGTATTTGTTGGCACCAGCCCATTCCAGGTCGGCACAGCTGTGACAGACACCTTTCTCTGGATTGGACGGATTGATGAAGTGGCGCTCTGGAAACGTCTACTCACATTGAGCGAAATCAGCGACCTGTACAATAGCGGATCAGGGTTAAGTTATCCATTTAGTTAAAAAGAGGTGAAAGTATGGCAGTGACGTATATTAAAGTAGACGTATCAAAGCGATTGGGCGCGGATTTGCGGCAGACGGTGGTATACGGCGAGCAGTTTGATGAGCGCCTGCACCGATTGAAAGACGTGATGGACACGATGATCGACGGGACGGACTACAGCCGCCTGGAAACCGAGTTCGGGTTGGTGACGGGCAAGGGCGAGACAGTCTACAATCTCGTAGCGGGCGCGGCTACGGACGTGAGCGGGGTGAATATCACGCAACTTCTCAATCGGCTGGGATAACAGCATGGACGAACTGGACGAACTGATAGCGCGGTTTGAGGCCGAGGTGCGCATCTTGATGGCGCGTCTTGAGTCAGGCAGCATCACGCCTGAAGCATGGCAGGCAGAGTTTGAAGACCTGCTTGCTCGCTATCACACGGCAGCGTCAATGACGGGCGTCGGTTCGGATGACCTTCCCCCTGCCGTACGCAGTCAGCTTGTTGCGGGGGTTCAGTCGCAGTTTGCATTCCTGGACGGCTTTCGTATCGAAATCCAGGGCACTGATGAATATATGGCAGGATGGAATGCCCGTGCGGATATGTATGCGAAGTCTATCAAAACCCCGTATTGGCAGGGACGCACCCGCATGCTGCCGTTGCCAGCCATGCCAGCAGAGGGGACCCAATGCCTCACCAACTGTGGCTGCAGTTGGGATATTGTCACCATTGATGAGGAGGCCGGGGATTATGATTGCTTCTGGCGGCGCGGGAAAGACGATAGTTGTCAAACGTGCATTGCCCGCGAGCAAAACTGGTCGCCGTTGCAAGTACGGGGAGGCGCGTTGATTTGAAACCGCAAATCAAGGTTATTGTGCCAAAAGATTTGGCGATTGACCAGAGACGACTGAACCGCGCCATCGAAAATGGATTGAACGCCAGTGCGCAGGCAGCGAAAGCCGATTTCGATGTCACGACGCAAACATGGAAAACAGATGTGACATTCAGCATCAAAAAGCGAAACAAAGCACGCCGCGTGACAACAAGCAACCGCATCTATGGCTATGTAAATGATGGCACTCGACCGCACATCATTCGCCCGAAACGCGCGCGGGCCTTGACGTTTTTGACGCCATATCGAGCAAAGACAAAGCCGCGCAAAATCAGGAGCGGGCGCGGCGGCGTTGGAAATACAATCGTCTACACAAAAATCGTGCAACATCCAGGCACGACAGCACGCGAATTTGACAAAACAATCCAGGAGAAATGGAGACGGGCATTCCCAACCACCATGCAACGCGCCATTGACAGCGAGGTGCGCTAATGCCCACGATGATTGACATAGGGATGTTGCCACATTTGCCCCAGCCAGAAACCGAGGCAGAGGCGGCGTGGTTCGAGCGTGATGGCCTCCTGCGGGCGTGGATAGCACGGCACGGCTACCGCTCGTTCATCCGGTGCCCGGTGGTGCGGTCAACGATGTTTGTTGGTAATCAACCGTTTGTGCAGGATGAATATGCGTGGTTGCAGTCGCTCCCTGATTGGCAGGAGCGCTGGTATCCTGCCACACGAGAGAGCTGGATTGGCGCCCCGCCTGCCAGCGATCCAGACGTAGGGACCAGTAGTCAGCTTATTCACCACGCGCATACTGCTGCGCATTACGAACAATGGCGCGGCATATCAATCGCTGCCTATGATGCAATTGTTGAGGTTGGCGGCGGCTATGGCAGTTTTGCGCGACTGTGTCATAACTTAGGGTTTCGCGGGGACTATATCCTGTATGACCTTCCGGCGTTTGCCGCGTTGCAATCCTGGTATACAGCGCAAGCTGGGGTGGTAGCTGAGTGCTATTATGATCGTGAGGCGTGGCAACGTCGTGTCGCCACGATCACCGGGCATACCTTGTTCGTTAGTCTATGGGCGCTCTCGGAAACCAGTGCTCGCCAGCGACAGCCATTATTGCAAGCGATACGCAACATCGATGATTTTTGTATTGCGTACCAGGGGCGGTTTCGAGAGATGCACAACGGCCCAGCGTTTCAGGAGTGGACAGCAACAATGCCTGAACACACGTGGCGCACCGAGCGGTCATTCTTGTTCGGGAGGAGACGTAATGAAATGGACTAGTATACATGCTGCCTTGCCAGAACCAGGCGAAACCGTTCTGGCCTGGGGTGCCGAAGGGTATAGCCTGGCGCGTTGTGTGCGAAAAGGGCCGGGTCCACAAGACTATATCTGGATGGGAGTATCGTTTCTCCTTGGGGAAGAAGGATGCGCAATGACTAGCGTGCAGGTGTCACACTGGCAACATCTGCCCAGGCCGCCGAAACGGGAACCCCACACATGACTACTGTTGATCGCATCGTTGAGGCTGTAGACTATAAGCAGCTTGCTCAACAGTTAGAAACGGTGCAATCGTTTTTGCGGCCTGATGAGATGCGGCTGCTCTATGATCTGGCGCAGCCTGGATACCGATGTGCTGATCTTGGGGTGGGGGCTGGAAAGAGCACCATGCTCATGGCAGCACGCGCGCACGTCGTTGCGGTGTCGCTGTGGCATTGGCCTGGCGAGGGCGATTGTGCTGCCTTTCAGGCAACACTCGAAAAGTTTCCGGATTGTGCCGAGCGCATTACTGCAATCTGCGCAGACACGGCCCAGACCGGGCGGCAACTTGCACCGTTCGGGCCGCAGTTTGATGTTATCTTTATCGATGCCGGGCACCAGGAGCACGACGTGCAGGCGGATGTTCTTGCGTGGGCACCGCTCCTCTCATCTCGTGGCGTGCTGGTGTTTCACGATTACTCGCCCCGATGGGTCGGGGTGCGAACGGTGGTAGATCGGATGTGTGAGAACGGATGGGAATGTGTGCAGTCTGTGCAGTCGATACGCGTGTTAAAGAAAGGTACTGACCAATGACCAGGGGCGGCTGCGTTCCATCCGCACAACCAACATCATACAGTTTAGAACACATCGAGCGTGTGCAGACGTTTATGCGCGACGTAGACGCCACCGCTCGTGAGCACGCCGATACACGCGGCGCGGTAGTAGTGACGATAGACGAGCCAGTACATATTGCGTATGTGCCTGTTGAGTGCCTGACTGGTATAGTTCCGCCCGAATTGGCACCGAAGGTACGCGAGTATGATATGGCGAAAGAATACGTAGTAATTGCGGTAGATTTAAACAAGCAGTCGTTGGAATATCGCATTGTGAAACGGGGTGAGTGAACAATGACAGCCCATTACCACGACCTCCAACGCGAACAGACCCGCCGCCGCTATGCGGTGTGCGCGGCGCTGCTTGGCTTGCTAGACGTGGTAGAGTCGGGTGGTCAGGCCGAACGACAGGCACGGGCCCTGCTCTCGACATTGGAGGCCGAATTGCAGACCCGGCCTAGTGTACCTACACGGGAACAACAAAGGGCAGGCTTGCAGACTATAAAGCGCAAAGACTAGCATCGGCATGCTATAATACAGACAGAATTATATATATACAACCCAACCCCGAAAGGGCATCGGTGTTTTTCTCTATCAGGAGAAGAGCGCCGTTTTTTTTGTTGTTTATGCCATACAGTGTTATAAATCGGAATAATATGCATTGTGTTGTAAAGCGGGACGATCCCGATGGGCGCGTGTTCGGTTGCCATCAGGACCCGCAGCGGGCGTATGCACAGATTGCCGCCATCGAAGCCAGCGAATACAGCACCAAAGCAGACCAGGATGAGATAGACGAAACATTTGCTCAGTATCACGACCTGGTCAACATGTCCGCATCTGAACTCGAAGCCTGGGCAGACACCGAGGCCAGCACCATGGCGAGCCTGAGCCGCGCGCCGATCAATCGCAACCTGCGACTATTGCGCACTCCGAAAGATGAATGGGGTAGTGATGAGGTACGCGAGGCAAACCGTACCATCAGCTTTATTAGCCGAATGAGTGCTGCCGAGCAGGGGGAGCCCGTCATCACGCAGGGCGGGCGCGACTACAGCAAGCGAGATATCTCACTCCTCAATTGGGCACACGACCCAGCAAAGACGAAAGAAACAGATGTACCGGAAGGCGTGCGTCATCCTGACCTCTGGCAGCAAGCACGCAACACGGTGCGTAATCGGGTACGCACCTGGCCGAGCGCCTATGCCAGTGGGCAGGTTGTCCAGGAATACGAACGATTGGGTGGCACGTACACGAATGAAAAAGCTCTTGACGAATGGTTTGCAGAGCGTTGGGTTGACATAAGCCGCCCGAAAGATGGCGGCGGGTTTGAGCCGTGCGGACGCGATACGGCCAATATGAGTGAGGAAGACTACCGTCGCGCATACCCGAAATGCCTCCCGGCTCGTGAAGCAGCAGCACTCAGCGAAGCGGAACGTCAACGCCTGATTGACCGCAAACGCGATGCCCCAAACACTCCCGGCAGTCCGAGTTACGTGAGTAGCGATCCTGATCCTCGGCGCGGAAAAGGCTTGTTCACGGTGTTCAAGCAGGCGAACGGCGACTATCGCTGGGTCGCAATCAGCAGCACTGCCTATCTGGATCGAGACAACGAAATTGTCAGCACAAAGGCGTTGCAAGGGGTGGTGCAGCGTGGCGATCAGACAGGCGACCGAGGGGTGTTGCGCTGGTGGCATATGCAAGGCTCGGACCTGGGCAGTATTGATTTTCAGGCGCTCTCATCCAATGATCGGCTCCTGGTGGAGAGCGGGACGTTTGATGACCAGCGCGTTGCGCAATCGGTTGCGGCAAAGCAACACACGTTAGGGCTATCCATTGGCTTCAGCCATGCCGAAAGCGAGCCAGGGCCAGATGGCGTGTTTGATGATATCAGAAAATTTGAAACAAGCTTGCTACCAAAAGAGATGGCGAGCAATCGGTTTACCAGCCTGACAACAGTAGAGGAGAAGTCTATGGATACGGAAAAAATCAAGGCACTGAAGGCGCTTTTGGGCGACAGTGACGCATTCGGCGAGGTACTTGAAAAGATCGAGAAGACCAACAAGGCCGCGCAAGCATCAGGAGTGCGGTACAAAGACGCCGACACCATTGTCACGCCTGATGGGCGAGAATGGCGATATACGGACGGCAGCTTTGAAGTGGTGCCAGAGCCCGAACCAGTGCAGAGCGAAAAAATGGCAATGCCGATAGGGCGTGACGAACTCGCGTCGCTGGTGCGTAGCGCGATGATGACTGCAATGGATATGTATGTCAGCAAGATCGAAGACGGCATGGAAGAGAAGATGCGCAAGATGATGGGCGAATACGACCGCAAGATGGAAGGCTCTTCGATGAAGGCCACCGATGGAGTAAAGTCAGCACTGGAAACCCTGAAACAGGAGCGCGCCGCATTGGGGGAAGAATTGAAAGATGTCAATCGTCGCCTTGAGGAATTGGAAGGCGATCAACCTCGTGCGAACGGGTATCGCGCCAGCATCGCAGAGGACACGGTTACAGACAAAGCCGCCCCACGGCCACCACAGGGCGAGGATGTACTTGGTGAGATTACTAGCGCGCTGTTTGGCATGAATGGAGGGTCACGGTAATGCACAACCCGATTGATTACAAGCAGCTTGCGGCAGCCATGATGGCAGAACAGAGCCGCTACAAGGCTGCTGACACGCCCCCAACAGGCATTCACTCGCATGGCCCCGGGGGACTGTTCTCTGCACTTGGTCTATCGCGCCCGTTGTTCAGTGCCATGCAACTGCCTATGATGGGGTTGCAGGCACGCCTCCCGGTCATGCCCAGCCAGGATACCAACCCGCTGTATGGTATTATCACTGGCCAGACGGCAACATCCGGTGACGAACCGACGGCACAATGTGATGACCCGCCCACCGCCGGGACACTGAAGCTCTGCACACAATCGCTGCCGTTCGGGTTGCAGGCGCGGCAAACACCGTCATACGACCTGCGGGAATTTGGGCAGCGTGTCAACCGTGGCGAGTTTATGGATTTCCAGATTTTTGGCAATCCGGCTGATATGTTTGAAACGGGCGTAGCTCCAACCATCCCGAACGCCAGCCCCGCCATGGCCGCGCAACGAGATACTGCCAAGCTCCTGGCAGAACTGGCGGTGTCGTGGAGTCGTGACTTCGCACGGGAGCTTTATAATGGCAACCCGGCGAGCAATACTGCCGGTCGACAGTATTTCAATGGGTTGGACATTTTGATCAATAACGGACGGGTGGATGCTGTAACCAATACCAGATGCGGGGCAGCCGACAGCTTGATCTACTCGTTTGGCGATAACGCGGTCAACACGAATGGCGACGGGGCGGTGCGGAGCATCACAACAATATATCGCATTCTGCAGCATACTGCTGCGCATGCGAACCTGAACCCCGTGCGCTGGGTGTTGGCTATGCCATTTGGTTTGTTCTACGCATTGACAGACGTCTGGCCTTGCTCGTACATGACATTCAGGTGCGCAAACAACACCAGCAACACCAATGCCTCGGTCGACATTGACACAGCAGAGGCTAATCGCATGCGTGATGGCATGCGCGGCGATCTTTACAGCTACACCGGGCAATACCTTCTCATTGATGGGCAGCAGGTGCCGGTCATTATTGACGATGCCATTCCTTACAGCACGAATGCAGGCGGCATTCACGAAAGCGACATCTATTTTATTCCGATGACCGTCAAAGGGGCAACGCGTGTCACGTATCTGGAGTATTTTAACTTTGACGTGCCAGGCGGCGCGATGCAGGCGGCAGGCATTATGGCAGGCCGTGATCAGTTCTACACCAGCGACGGCGGGCGCTTCCTCTGGGCGGTCAAGCCAAATACGAATTATTGTGTACAGTTACTCGCCAGTGCCAAGCCGCGTCTGGTGCTTCTTACGCCACAAATCGCGGCCCGCATGACCAATGTTGGATGGACGAGCCTGATTATGGAGCGTGATTGGGACCCGACCGGCACCTACTTCTACGATGGCGGCGTGACCACGTTTGCAGCACCATCATACTTTGACCCGACTGGCTAGGAGTGGCGATGTATGCCGCGCTCATCATCACCTATAATCGCGCAAGCACGCTGGCCGAGACGCTGGCGTGCTTGCGGCGCAACCTCACACCCCAGCCAGATATCTGGATTGTGGCAGACGATGGGAGTACCGATAATACCCGCGAAGTTGTACACCAGTTTGGTGCCGACCTGGTGGTGACACAGCGCGGCGGGATGGGGAAAAATACAAACGCAGGACTCAGGGCGGCGTGGCAACAGACGCCGCTCGTGTTGCAAGTCCAGGATGATCGGCAATTGCAAAAGCCGCTTAATCTCTCTGATATGCTCTTACGATTGGGGGAGCTAACATCGTCCTGGATACGGCTTGATACGCTCTTCAAAGGGCGTGCCATCACCGCCACCATGGAGCGCGGGTATTGGCGAATGAACTGGAGTGACGAGTATCTGTATATAGCAAGCGATGCCCCACATATCAAGCACCGCAGATTTCATGACGTTGCTGGGATGTATCCAGAGGATAAAAAAATAGGACACACGGAAAATGCCTGGTGTGCCCGGTGCCGGTCGTTCGGTCTCGATGGTGTATTGGCCGCGCCGCTTATTCCGGCATTCGGGCTACCTGATCATCTGTGGAAAAACGCCGGGCCGGATGTGGGGAGTTGGCAGGAGAAAGGCTTATGAAGCGCGTCTGGTTGCCATCGGCTGATAATAATGCAGTGGGTGGTGTTGGACAGGTCATTGCGGCGCAACGTCGTCACCTGCCGGGGCTTGGCTGGCAGGTGGTTGACGATCCGAACACAGTAGACATTATCGCAGTGCATATCACGGCTCAGCGAGACGTGCCGCGCATAGACGTGCATCATTTGCACGGCCTGCATTATGATAGCGATACCCCTGGCGACCGTGCCATCAACCGCAAACTTATCCACACGATTCGGGAGGCGCGCGCGCATACACTGCCATCGGAGTGGAGTGCAATGGCGTTGCGGCGCGATTTACGCTTACACCCTGACATTATCCCCAACGGGATTGAGGTGGCGAACTGGCAGCCGGGCAACACCCAATCGTATGCCCTCTGGAATAAGACACGCAGCAGTCGTATTTGCGACCCACGCCCCGCCTATGAACTGGCATCTCAGGGTGTGCCAGTGGTCTCAACATTTTTACCAGACAATGTGGCACGCCCTGACAATGCGCGTGTGATTGGTCGTCAATCGTTTCAAGATATGCGGCAAACCATCCAGGATGCCGGGGTCTATATTGCAACCACACGCGAGGTCATGGCGGTCGGGGTGCTTGAAGCAATGGCTGCCGGGGTGCCCATCCTTGGATACACTGGCAGTGGAACGGAAGAGGTCGTCACGCATAAGGTCACGGGATGGCTGGTTGAAGAAGGCGACATTGCCGGTCTGGTTGCGGGCTATTACTGGCTGATGGAACACCGCTCCGAAATAAGCCGCGCCTGTAGAGATGCTGCACAGGCATACGATTGGGCGCGTATCATACCGCGTTATGCAGCACTTTACGAACGCGTATTGCACCAGCGCGAACACGAGCCGACAGGAGTCAGTATTGTCATTCCCTGCTATAACTATGGGCGGTTTCTTGGTGATGCCATTCAGAGTTGTCTCAAGCAGACAGAAAAGCCAGCAGAAATTATTGTCGTTGACGATGGGAGCACCGACAATACCCGCGAGATTGCTCAACGTTATCCCGTGACATATATCTATCAGGAGAATGCAGGGCCAGGAGCCGCCCGCAATCGCGGCATTGCCCACGCCACACAGCCGTATATTGTCTGTCTGGACGCTGACGACTGGCTTGATCGCGCGTATGTTGCCACGTTGCGCCCGGCATTGCACGCCAATCGTCAGTTGGGCGTTGTCTATAGCGGTATTACCTGGGAGCGCCCGGACGGGGCGCGGCGGTCACCAGGTGCTTCGTTTTCCTGGGAGCGTGAGGTCAAGGGCAATGCCATTACGTGCGCTGCAATGTTTCGACGAGAAATGTGGGAGCGCGCAGGGGGAGAAACCTTTACCTACAAACGTGCTGAGGATTACGAGTTCTGGTTGCGTGGTCTATCAGTTGGCTATGACGCGCAACGTGTCACAACTGATGGCCTGTTCCACTACCGGAGCCATCCTGACCACAAAAGCTTGAAGCACAAATATACTGGCGTGTATGACTGGCTGCCGTGGGCATACGATGGCGACTACCCAGCAGGCGCGCCCGCCAGTGAGCAACCGCGTGTGCGTTCCTATCGCAAACCGCAGGTAAGTATCATTATTCCAGTCGGGCCGGGGCATGCCACCGATCTGCCGACCGCTTTAGAAAGTCTGCTCGGCCAATCGTTCCGCAATTGGGAAGCTATTGTCATAGATGACACCCATGACGGTATTCCTGCCTACCTGTTACGTCCGTATCCATTTGCTCGCGTCTTGCGTACCAGCGGTGCAACGGGAGCCGGGGCCGCGCGTAATGTCGGAATTGACGCCGCGCGTGCATCGTTGTGCCTGTTCCTGGATGCCGATGACTACCTGATACCTGCTGCCCTGCAGGCGTTTTTTGAGGGCTACCACAACAGCGATGCATGTTATGTCTATAGCGATTGGTTCACCTGGCATCATGGCAAGATTGCACCGCAGCAGTGCAAAGCATATTCACAGATAGGATGGCTTGAGCACGGCTGGCACGCGGTCACGGTGCTGATGCACATTGACCATGCTCGCACCATCCGGTTTGATGAGGATTTGCCATCCTGGGAGGATTGGGATTTCTTTGCGCGCTGCGCTATCAATGGCATCTGCGGCGAGCGTATTGCGCTGCCGTTGCTGGGGTATCAGCCGAGCAAAGGCGCTCGTCGCCAATATGCGGTCAGGCACCAGGCCGAATTAAAATCGCTCCTGGAAGAGCGCTACAAACCGTATATGTCAGGAGGGAAAGAGATTATGCCGTGTTGTGGGGGAAAGGGCAAGCAGCCGACACCGCAGACAGTCAAAGAAGGGGCCACAACCGTGAGCAATGACAATAAGACAACCTACGTGCGTATGGAATACACAGGCAAAAACACGGGAGCCGTCACATTTTCAGGCACAAATGGGCGCTCGTATCGCGGCGGGGCCAACCCGACCAACCGTTTTGCCAATGTCCACAAAGACGATGTGGAACGAATGGCCAATACGGGGAAGTGGAAGGTCGTTAAACGCCCTCAGTCAAGCGTTCATCGTGGGGCGCAACCAGTTCCGCCGCCACAGCCTGCGCTCGTTGCGGAGCCTGATGAGGAACATACAACAGAAGACGAAAATTTGCCGCACGACATGGAACAGTATTTTGCCGTCATGCTAGATGATGACGTACCCACAACAGAAGGCGAGCCAGACGAACCAGAAGAACCAGAAGAAACCGCACCAGCATCGCGCCGCAGGAGGAGGCCGAAACGTGTCCGAGAGTAAACAATTACTCCTTGCTATGCTGGCGTCCTATCGTGTAGCGCATATGATTGCAAACGAGGATGGACCAGGGTTCGTGTTTTTGCGTCTCCGAGCGTGGACTATGCGCTGGCCGTGGCTTGAGGCGGGCATCAGTTGCCCATTGTGTCTGTCATTCTGGGTCGCATTGCCAATGCTGTTTGTCCCACGCCGCATCCTGGAATGGCTTGGGGTTGCGGGCGGGGTGCTCATTGTTCATCGCTGGCTGGAAGGGGCCTGTGATTAAGGTCGTATTATGAGTAACTTACTGGCACTCGAAACATTTCGTGCCTATCTCGGCTACCACCCATACCACTTCTGGGGGTTGGCGGGCAGCAAGGCGCCTATCCAGTCGAGTTGCAACCCTGTGGTGACCGAGTATGCGTGGCAGGCTGCCGACGCTGCCGGGCGCGATGACATTCGCGAGTCGATTGTGCGAGCCGAGGAGCGACTGCGCACGTATCTGCATTATAGCGTTGCGCCGCGTTATGGCAGTATCACCCTGCCATATCCTGACTACCTCAACCCCAACCTCTGGCGAGGATCATATGGCAGCCCGCGGGGGAAGTGGAATGCTATCCAATTGCCTGATGTGGGGTTTGTGCAGGCGCTTGGTACGGAACGCCTGACGCTGATTGATACACCTACCGTCACCTATAGCGATAGCGACGGGGATGGGCTCGACGATAGATTTACCGTCACCGTGAGCACAACGATTACTGACCCTGACCAGATACAACCCTATTTCGCAGAGGCGGATCGATTGGATGATGAGGGGGCAAACGAACGCTGGCGCATTCGCCCGGTGTCGGTGTCTATTAGTGGCGGTACTGCAACCATACGCGGGCGGGCGTGGCAACTGGTCAAGCCCATTCGGTATGAAGGGGTGAGCCCGGCTGAATTGGATGCGGCTGTTGCCGCCAACTATGTTGACACGATTGACGTGTATCAGCGCACCACAGACGGCGATCAGCAGGCAACGCTGACATGGGAAACGACACCGTACCCACCATGGGCGTACACGGCAAAGACTGTGAGCACCGACCCGGCAGCCATCGCGACGGCAACAGCGCGTGTGGGTATTCGCGACGCGCGAACAGGACTGGTGACACCTGCCGAAGCGGTCTATAACGCTGATACGGATAGCTGGTCTAGTCCGGAGTCGTGCCTGTATGGTAGCCGACTACCAGATCGGGTGACTATTAACTACTATGCAGGCTACCCACTCGAAAACCGAAAGATGGCCGCGTGGCTTATTCCTGTGGTGGCTCGCTTTGCTATGGCCGAATTGGCGCGCCGCATTTGCACGTGCGATTATGCCAATCGCGAACTCTGGCGTTGGCAGTTTGACCGCGCCTCAACGTCTGGCAATAATGATGAAACGTATCAGATCAGCATCGAAGACCTGAACAATCCATTCGGCACGCGGTTGGGGCATATTGACGCATGGAAGCGCGTGCAAGGTGAGCGAATTATGGCAGGGGTTATTCCATTCTAAAGGAGTGAGAAATGTCTCAACTTACAAAAGATCAGATTGTAACACATCAGCATGCGCGGCTCTTCCGGCAAGATGGCGGCGCGCGCCCTACAAACCGAATGACTTATAGCGGTGTCGATGACCAGAAGATGGCCTTAACTGGTGTGTCAGCGCCGGTGTCAGGCGGTATCAACCCGATCCAGATTGGGGACCCGCGCCGCCGCAAAGCGTACATTAATGTCGGGCGCACGGTGGACCCGCCCGATTTTGATAGTGCCACATTGTCCATGTACGAAGACCACGGTCAGCTACCATGGCAATTGATTCAAGGGGAATGCCCCTTCAACTTGTACCGCACGGTGGGCACCTGCAAAGACCCGTCGTCATTTTTGGATGGCGTCACGGATTATCTCGAAATCTATAGCGATTGTGAGGTAACAGATCGGAGTCTGGGTGATCGGGTTGCGTTTGACACTGATGATGCAGTAACCGATGAATTAAGCCTGACCGTGACTGGTGGTATTTATCCGGTCGGGGCGTTGGGGTTTGGGGAAAAGGCCGCAACACAGGTGACCGTTGAAGTCATTGATATTACATATGGAGACCGTTTCCAATGCGCTGATTGTGGCGTGCCCAATGATGGCACCGAATGGATTTATGCCGCCGCCAAGTATAACACGCCTTCGGCGAGCAATGGCGAGGTCATCTATAGCACCGACGGCGGCGCAACCTGGACAGAGACTGCCGTGACCGCAGAGGACCCGGTTGCTATTGGCATCGCAGGCGATAAACTGGTGGTCATTACTGGCACCAGTTTGTATTGGGCGGATATTAATGAGAAAACGGGCGTGCCTGGCACATTCACCACGGTGACGCCGTCCTCGTGGGCTGCGAATAATGCCACCGATGCCTACTTCGGTGGGCCTCGCGAGGTGTACGTGTGTGGGCAAAACGGCTATATCTGGCTCTTTACCGACGTGACGACAGCACCAGACATTCTGGATGCCGGAAGCGCCACGAGCAACAACCTGGCGCGCATCGATGGCACCGATAATGTCATTGTTGCCAGTGGGGCGAGTGGTACCGTCATCATCAGCACCAACAATGGCGAAACGTTTGCTGCCACGAGTGCCACACCGTCTGCGGATAATCAGCAAGCACTGGCGGTGTTTGACCAGAATTATATCTGGACAGGCACCGACGGCGGCGAAATCTATTACACCATCGATGGGGGCGAGACCTGGACAGAGAAAACATTCGGCGGCTCAGGTAGCGGCAATGTGTACGATATTGTGGCGGCCACGAGTGAGGTCATCTATTTCAGTTATGCCACCACCGATCCGACAGCACAAATCTACTGGTCAGTGAACGGCGGACGCGATATTACCCGTTCTGGCTGGCGTATCCTGAACCTGCCCACATTTGACTACGGATTTCGCATTGCCGTGCCGCAAGCAGCTATCCCTGGAGTAGCAGCGAACAATATTGCTATTGCAGGGCTCGCTGGTGACGGGGCCGATGGCATTATCGTGCAGGGCATTGCCGCAGTGCGTGGAGGGTAACAATGAGCGACAATGGGCATATCCAATTCACGTTTAGTACGGGCGTGGTGGCAACACTGCGTCCCGTGTCGCCATTTATCCGGCAGGCTGTGGAGCGTGCATTTCCGCCGCCACAGCCGCCTATTGTTGACGTGGATTATGGCGACACAATACAGCAGGAGCCCAACCCGAACGATCCCGACTATCTGAAGGCACTAGAAATACACGAAACACAGGTGAGCATCCGGTTACGCGACATGATGCTCTTGCATGGCATTGATGTAGAGATAGAGCCGGAGCGCAAACAGCAGGCTCTAGAACTCTTGCAATCGGTGGGGCTTGACTGGCCTACTGATGAGCCGGAAAAGCTGACATACATCAAATATTGTTGCATCGGCACGGATGACGAGGCCAATCGCGTCATTATGAGTATCCGTCGCAACCGCGAGGTATCGGAGGAGGACGTAGCAGCAGCTACCAGGATGTTTCGCGGCAACATACAAAAATAGAGACATTTTCAAGTATCGCACGCCTCGCAGTGCTGTGCGATATTCGCTGGAATACGAACTGATGGAAGTTGCCCGTTGGAAAGGCTATGCGGACGAAGAGGAGCTTTTCCAAAAACCCCCAGACGTGCAGGCGCGCGCAATTGCGCACTATCGCATCTATCATCAAATACAGGCAGTGCTTGCTCACGAGCAAGCCACAGAGGCAAAACGGCAGCGAAACGCAACACGAAACACAGGAAGGCGAAAGAAGCGTTAAATGGCAGTGCAGGAAGTTGGTATTCGGCTCGTTGCGCTCGATTCGCGCCGGTTCAACCGGGCGGTTAAGTCTGCCGATGATGTGGTTGCAGACCTGCGAAGCGAACTCAATGCAACCGCACGCACGGCCAGGCGGAGCGGTGGCGATATTGATGGCCTATCGGCAACCATGGCCGCGATACCGACAGGCGCCGTCGTTGCTGGCACAACAGCCATTGCCGCAGGCATAGGTGCCATCGGCGTCGCATCGGTCAGTGCTGCTGCTGATTTTGAGCAATCTATGGCGCGCGTCGGGGCCGTGTCTGGGGCAACAACCGAAGAGTTAGAAGAGCTTGAAGCTGTTGCCAAGGAGATGGGGAGCACCACTGTGTTCAGTGCCCGCCAGGCAGCAGATGGCATGTCATTTCTGGCAATGGCCGGATTTGACGTGAATGAAACGATTGACGCCATGCCTGGCGTGTTAAACCTCGCTGCTGCTGGCCAGATGGAACTGGCGCGCACCTCTGATATTGCCTCCAATGTCCTGTCAGGCTTTCGTCTGAACGCTGACCAGATGACCCGCGTCTCGGACGTGATGGCCGCCACGATGACCAGCGCCAATACCAATATTGAGCAGCTTGGCTTCGCAATGAGTTATGCCGCGCCGATTGCGGCAGATATGGGTATCAGCATTGAGGAGACTGCCGCCGCGATTGGTCGCCTGAGTGACGCGGGCATCCAGGGCGAGCGGGCTGGCACAGCCCTACGCGGCATTATGCTTACGTTGTCAGCACCCACGGCAAGTACCCGCAATGCCATGGAAGACCTGAACATTGCGGTAACCGACGCGCAAGGCGAATTCCTGCCGCTCGCTGATATTGTTGGGCAGTTTGAAGAGCGACTGGACGGGATGACCGACGCCCAGCGTAGCGCGGCCCTCGGCACGGTCTTTACCACCGAGCAGATCGGCGCGTTTAATGTGTTGTTGGGGGTGGGCAGCGATGAACTAGCCAGCTACACCGATGAACTCGAAGCAAGTGGCGGGGCTGCCGAGTCACTTGCCGGGCAACAGATGGCGACATTCCAGGGGGCCATGACCGAACTCCAGAGCGCCGTGGAAGGTGTGGCGATTGAGGTCGGCCAGGAACTGCTGCCGGTGATGACCGAACTCACGCGGGATGTGTTGATCCCGTTTGTGCGCACCTATGGCCCGGAGTTGGTTAACCAGACGGCTGCGTTTGCGCAAGAAGTTACAGACCTGTATGCTATCCTCAAGCCCCTGCTTGATCTAATGAACAATGAGTCAGGCCCCGAATCAGTACGGGCCGCACTGGCAGTGTATCGCGGTGAGTATGCCGAGGCGACCGGGACGGTGATCGATGCCGTCGGCGCGGCTAATCGCTCAGCAGCAGACTTTGCCACCGTGCAGGCCACAGCCTTGCAGGATGTTGTTACGGAAATGCAAAATCTCGATCCTGCTGCCGAAGACGCCGCTGGTGCCGTTGATGCATTCGGAAATGCGGTCAGCGTGGCAAATGAAGAACTGGAGAGCATGCGCGAAGCCGCGCGTGATGCTGGCCTGCGCGCATTCCGTGATGCGGTGCAGACCGAGGTAGACTTCCTTGCCGAGCGAGAAGATGCACATCGCAGCCACAGGGAACGAATGGTCGATATCACTGCAGATGGCGAGGAGCGCCGCATCCGTGTGCAACAAGACCTGGCCGAGTCAGAGGAGCGCTTCCAACGCGACACCGCTGAGAACCAGGCGCGCATGGCCGAGGAACTGGCCGAGGCCGAAACCCAGGCCGAGCGTCAAGCAGCCTACGACCGACACAACGAGCGCCAGGCGGCAATAGATGAGCGAATTATCCAGGCACGTGAGGCAAACACCGAAGAATTGCAAAACCTGGAAACCGCAAATGCTGAAAAAGCAGCAGCGGAAGCGGAGGCGTTTGCAGAACAGGAGCGTATTGCCGCTGAGGCATATGCCCGCCAGCAGGCAGAGCAGATGGCCCACCTTGGGCAAATGCTCATAGACTATGCGACTGCACAGGCCGAGATGAACGGTGTGAGTGCTGATGCTCTTGCTGAAATGACTTCGCAAATTGCAGATGAATACGGCGTCCAACAATCACTCACCGAGCGATCCTTTGGGGATATGACCCGTGTGATCGACCAGTGGGCAACTAGCGGTGGAAATGACGCTAATCGCTATATTGGCAGCATGCGCGACGTGCAAAGCGCGGCAACCGCAACTCAACAGCAAGTGAATGCCAGAATTGAACAACTGACACGGCAAGCAACGGAGGCATTCCAACGCGGTGAGTTAGGACCAGAGCAATACGCGCAACGATTGCAGCAGATACCTGGCGAAGCACGCGCGTCAGTCGAGGGCACCAACAATGCACTCAGGCAACTTACCACTGAAATGATAACCGCACACAGTCTGGATAGCACGGCAGCGCAGGATGTGTCCCGTATACAGTCTGATATTAATGAAATCCCGCGTGAAGTGACCACAATCCACCGGATCAAGCAGCAAGCAGAAGCACAGAAGCGGACGGCTACTGCAAGCGGCGGTGGCGGGGCTGCTGTCGCAGGTGCCCGCGCGCGTGGGGGTCCTGTCGGGGCATCGGCATTGTACGAGGTTACCGAGCCGGGGGTCGGGCCGGAACTGCTCACGTTTGGCGGGCGGCAGTACCTTATGACGCCACCCACCGGGACTGGCGAGGTATCGCCATTAGACAGCCCTCGTGTTGCGATGCCGAATACCAGCACAACGAGCACCAGCACATTTGCACCAGTCGTGAACCTGAATATCACCACATCGGGAGACATGGGCGCAACCACACAGCAGATTGCAGCAGCCATTGAGGACACGGTTATCAATAGCCTATTGTCTGGTTGGAACAGAGCAGAAAGTAGTCGATAATGCGCAACCGTTTCAATTTTGGCACCATTCGCTTCAGCTATGAAAGCCTGAGCGGAGACGGCTCTACTGTTCGGGCGTATTATGGCGAGCGCGCTGCGGAGGACCGTGCCGAATGGGAAAATGAAGAACAGTGGGAACTACTACGATTCATCGGCACAACTGAGGCGAGCGCCCATGCGTACCAGATACAATACATTCTCACTCAGCAAGTGGAAATCAAAGGCCAGTCGAATTATGACAACCTGCGAACTGCAGCCGTGCGCAAAAGACCTGGCACGTGGGATAACAGCCTTGAAAGTTACACCAGTGTCATTATTGACACATTCGGTGTGCCGCGCCGTGTGGATTGTGATGGAATATGGCGCGGCTCAATTACGTGGCGAAGGTTGCGGGGGTAAGTTTTTATGACCTGGCCTACCAATAATGACACCTATGAATATCGGCTGCGCTGTTGGATTGCGGGCGTCCCTTACAAGCTGGCAGCGTTTCCGGCGCGGCGCATTGAATTAGGCCAGCGCACCACCTGTCCCGTTGAACTTGATCGGGCTGTGCCTGTCTCGAACAATCCACAGACGGCGCGCATTGATGTGGGGGTCTTTGTTGACGGGGGTATTCTTTGGAAACGCTTTGTCACGGGCTATTTTTTGCATGACCAGACCGCAGGCGGGCCGCAATTGTACCGGGGCACCATCATTGATTGCCTCTGGAAAATGGACACTGCATTACAATCAGATATTGTCTGGAGTAACACGACGGTGGTAGACGCGCTGACAGACAGCACTGATGGGTTGTTTGCGCGCGCGGGGCTGGATGCCAGCGAGCAGGGGTTTGTGTTTGATCCCGGCACCGTCTGGAACCTGGGTAATGTCGCAGATATCACCATTGAGCAGGGCACCACCATTCGCGACGTGTTTGATCGTATCCTTGAGCACGCCGGATTGACGTATTTTGTCAATGCAGGCGGTGCCGTCTGCGTTGTACCAGATGTCAGTATTCCTAATCAGAACGGGGCCCCAACGTTTTCGAGCGGTATTGATAACGATTTCAGCTTACCAGATGGCACACTAGGGCTGAACAGACCAGAACGGCTCTGGACCGATTGGCAGGCAGTCATCATCTCGTACACGGCAACCGGGCCAGAGATTGACGGGGCCACCCCGAACGCCACCGTGAGTACATCATTCTTCAGTGTTGGCAAAGAGGACGGTAGCAATTTTCCGTATTATCAAACAACTGAGGTGTGTGAGGCAAAAGCGCGTCAAATTGTGCGCAGGTCGTGTGCGCGAACCCAATCAGCGTCGTTTCGCGCTAATCTCAATCCTGAGATTTTCTCGTGGCAAAGCATCAAACTCTTTTGTCCAGAAATCGGAATTGATAGCGTTGAGTCGGTCATTGTGCGAAGTACCGCCAATACGGGCGGTATCACCACGTTTATTATTGATTTCGGACCATCGCTGGTTGCCACAGACACCACCGTCGAGCCGCCTCCTGATGACAATGGCGACGGTGGTATACTGGAACCGATTGGTCTGATTTCCGGGGTCGATCCTATCGCATCGATCACGTATATCATTGATTACGAGCGCGATAATGCTGGCAACGCCATCTATTATGTATCTGCAGACGGCACCGGGTCGCTTTCCAATTCAGGTGCAGGCGTGACATACTCCTGGGATGCGACAACCGGCAGCACCAACGGCAGTCCCACCAGCAGCACCGAGGCCAGCGATATATTTACCTATAGTAGCCTGACCGATGCACAACTCACATTAACCGTCGCTGATGCCAGCGATGCAACCCTGACCGATACAATCACCGTGTTTTTTGACGACCCATCCATCGATGTGTTTACACGCGTGCTCACGTACGAGTTAGACGATGCCTGGTATGTTGATTACAACCCCGATATTGCAGCGGCGGTATTTGCCCCGGCAGGCGAAACGTGTGTGGCTGTCCCTCGCTACAACGAAGAGGGATTTCTATGGGCGATTTTCACCACCGGGGGCAACACGAAAGTATATCGGCGTGATCCTGAAAACTACCTGTCTGCGCCTGAAGAAATCGTCACCCTGGCCGGGTCGGGGGTCGATATTTTCGTGGGGGAGCCATTCGTTAGTGAACAATTGCTCAACACGGTACTCGTTGCTATTGACCAGTCTATTGCCTATACACGCAACGCAACCGGTGACGAACCAACATGGCAAACAACAACGGCAACGGGCGAAACCCTGACAAGCGTGCTGGTGAGTGCCTACAACGATCAAGAGTTTTTTGCAACCGGCGGGAACAAACTCTTTCGCAGCACAGACAGCGGAGCAACCTGGAACACAATCATCACCAGTGCTGACGCCGGGGCAATAGCTGAGGATTTTGCTATTGCCCCCTGGGGGACCGCGGCGGTCTTTTCGGGCGCGTCAACTGATGCGCGGCGCATCTCTTTTGCCCAACCGGCACTCACCGTCGCCTATACAGACACGCCAGCAGGCGGCGAGGAATTCCAAACCATTACGCCGTTGCTTTTGCGCAATGGATACAAAATCGGCAGTAGTGCAGGTGATGTTTACCTGCTGCTGCAAAACAGCGTAACACCCACCCAATTTGATGTTACGCGCCTGGTGAGCAGCGGCCCGGCAGATATTCAGCGCGCCGTCCGTGATGGCGAATTGCCACTGGCGTTTTTTGCTGATGACAATGGCGTATACAAGCAGGCGGCAGACGAGGCAACACTCACACTGATTGACAGTGGGGTTTCGCGTCGCGTCGGGTTCGGTCCGTTGCGGGCGGCCATTGTGTCCTCCGAGACGGTACTCATCCCCACCGTCGGGCTATCCGGCGGCGGCGTGTACGAATACACTGGCGGCTCGTGGGCGCTGCGTAACAATGGCCTGCCCGCTACCACGCTGTATGGGCAGGGAGTGATGGCAGAGCCGAATAACCCTGACATCTGGTATGCGGTGTTCACTACCAACAGTGCCGGTGATGTGCAGGTGTCAGGCGGCGAGCTTGTCGGCTCGGACGGCAGCACCGGCATATTCTGGCGATGGGATGGGAGCACCTGGGCAAATGTGCCGATATCAGCTGCAAGCGTCCCGGCAAACTCGCTCTTCTTTGAATTCACGGTCAGGGGCGCAGAGTGGGCAATCAGTGTGAACGATGTCTCTACATTCAGTGTGAGCATGAGCTACGTTTTTCGTGGTGTTGGGGCTACACAGGGCACGACAGCAAGTATTGCGAACGTGGCAATTGGTGGCGTCGTCTTTATGGCTGATCGCACGATTGCCGCAACGTCGATATTTAGTCCCAGCCTGGCGACTGATGACAGTCTGTATTATGTCAGTGGCTCAGGATTAATCCTGTCCGGAGGTGTTGGCACGACATTTGACTCCGATCCGCGCTATCCGGCATCGTATCCTACAGGTGATCGCCTGGTCGTGTGTGGATATGACACGAATAGCGGCAGACCGGGGCGGGTGTATGCCACCCCGGACTACCGAAACAACCAGATCACTGAGCGGCTTGGAAATAACACGGCCTGGAGTGTTGTTGTCACGACAGATGAGCGCGTCTATGTCGGCGGCGGCGGTGGCAATACACGCACGGGTATTGCGGAGATTACCGATCTCTTTGGCACGCCATCGGTGTCGGTGGTGGCTGCTTCTGGTGTGGCAGTCGGGCGCATCGGCATAGATCAGCAGACACGCTCGCTCGTGGCTGCGCTTAACAGTGCAAAAGATACGGTGTATCTCTGGGATGGCACGACGGAAACAACCATCGACGCAAGCAGCCTGACAGCGGCAAACCTGTCGGATTTTATAGAAGTTATCAGGAGGTCATAAATGCCGGACCAGACCCGAACCGATTATCTCATGGGACGCATCCTGGGGCGTTCTATCCAGATTGGTGACAATGCCGTGCGTTTAGCGCGCCAGGATGCGCAGTCCATTGCGAATAACATTGCAAATGACATAGTGGAGGATGCTTTGGGTGATTTTCAATTCGACTTCGCAGGCCAATTAGAGGTTGTCGAGCCGGTTATTCTGTTTGATATCTCGCACGAATACGACAAGCAGCCGCTCTTGATAGAGGAAACAACTGTCGGCGGCGGGAATACTGCAACGTTTGACAACAACGAACGCCTTGTCAAAATGACATTAGGCGGGACGAATACCGGCAGCGTAACCCGTCAGAGCCGTCAATACATCCGCTATCAGCCAGGCCGTACGGCCTCTGCGCAGTTCACGGGCGTGATGGGCGCAGCAACTGAAAATGTGACACAGCGCATCGGTTTGTTTGACGATGACAATGGGATGTTCTTTGAGCAGACTTTCACCGAAAAGCGGGTTGTTATTCGCAATAGTAGTAGTGGTGCAACTATTGACGATCCTGTTGCCCAGGCTGATTGGAACGTTGACAAACTGGACGGCACCGGCAAAAGCGGTATCACCATTGACTGGACCAAAAATCAAGTATTCGTGATTGACTATTTGTGGCTTGGCACGGCGGGGGCCAATTTCGGGTTCATCCTGGATGGCGATATTGTGTGGTGCCACAAAGCGCCCCAATCAAACGTCAATACCACCAGTTTTACACAAACGGGGGTGCTGCCGGTCAGGTATCAGATCGTCAACGATACATCCGCCGCCGCCGCCGAGATGAAAATGATCTGCGCCGCCGTAAAAAGCAAGGGCGGCGTCCAGAACGAAAGGGCGCTGCCGTTCAGCGCTACGACGGGTACCGCGGGGCGCTCTATTGGGGGGACACTTGATCCGGTCATTGGTATTCGGCAGAAAAACACCTTCAACACTATCACCAATCGAGGCATTACGATCCCGTATGGTGTCAATATCACGACAGAGGATCAGGGCATACGCTGGGCGGTGCTATACGATCCAACGTCGGTCACCGGGGCCTCGTGGGTATCGGCGGACGCTGACAGTCATATGGAGTATGACATATCAGCGACAGCCATATCAGGCGGCATTAAGATTATTAGCGGCTTTCTGCTGGTCGGCAATGGCAATAACGACATCGGCAACCTGTCAAACGTCATCAATAGCCGCCTGCCGCTGGGGCTCAATGCAGCAGGCGCGTCTGGCAGTGGCATTGCGCTCTATCTGGTGGCGGAGTCGTTTACGGGCACCGCCACTGTGCGAGCTGCGATGGAATGGGGCGAGCTACGGTAGGGAGCCCCTTCCTTTCTTCCTCCTATACTGCTGTCGTTCGCTCAACTCATCAAACAGCTTCCGCTGTCGCTGACCACGCTCGGCAGCATAGCGTTCCACACTGGCGCGGGTAACGCGCCCCTGGTTGCCGATGGTAGGTACAACTTCCAGTTTGCCGCGCTGTACCATCTTGCGCTCGGCAGCATTGCATACGACTAGCAGCGCGGCAGCTTCGCGGTAGGTGAGGGTATCATCTGGCATTCTATACCTGGCTTTCCAGATATTGCAACACCTTTACCACATCATACCCGTCGGCAACGACCAAGTCATACAGGTTTTTGTGCATGAAAGCTTCATAAACTGTGCTGAACTCTTGCGCTGTATCTACAATCGACAGCGCGTCGGGCGTGTGTACTGTAATGCGTATGATGCGGTCTGCTGTCTGGCGTACGATTGCCTCTTGTGCTGGTTGTGGTTTGTTCATCGCGCTGTCTCCTGTGTTGCTATGGGCGGCTTGCGCCGCCCGTGTATAAGTTTGATTCCGACTAATAGTCTGTGCCAAGCAAGTGGTGGTATCACTAGGGGTTTGTATGGTTGGAAACTGGCAGGAGTCGAACCTGCACCTCCAGACATCTACACCCTCGTGATAGTCATTGCCTCTGTCAAGACTTTGAACTATCCGTAAAGTGGAACACAGACACCCGTGACAGCGGATACCTGTGTACCTGGCGTCCTGCCGTTAAGACGACAGTTTCCACGTGGTTGCCGTTACAATGCCACGGACACGGGCGCAAATCTATCAGTCATTATTGTTGTAATCGCACACCGCTTTTGCAGCCCTCGCATAATCATCATACGTATGCGGTTTGCCGTCAATGACTGCGCGGGTTTCACATCCAAAAGGGCCGTACCCGTGAGTAATCTCGACGTGTTGTACCCCGTTTTCAATCGCCTGAACAAGAAATGCTATTTCCCGTTCGTTGGGGAAGAACTCCCCGAAGTCGTTGTATAGGTCGGGGTTTTCTTTAGCAATTGCCAAAGCCTTTTCACGTGCTGTTGTGTTTGTCATCTGTCTCGTCTCCTTGTCTGTGTTCGTTGTCTCTCAACTGACAATAGGGGATATGATAGAAGATTGCTACGAAACCGCTATCTGCGCATTACGATCCTGTATCAAATCGCTTGACATACGACAGGATATCAACCTCATCAGCCGTTGCAAGCCATTTCAAACCGTTTGTGCCTTGCAGCGTCACCAGCCTATAGTCGTCAAACGGGGCGAGTGCTGCCCAATACTTACAAAGCTTAGGCGATGAAAGTACGCGCTGCTCTGCAAGATGTTGCCATGCTTCCAGGTCGCCATTTTCGCGGTAGTCGGCCTTGCGTACCTTGGGATGGCGCGCGCCAATGGTGTCACGATAGCCCGGTGCGCTCATCTCAGGCGGGCCAGCCGCTACCCAGGCGTCACGCAATCGGCGCGATGTAAATCTCAGCACCCGATCCGCTCGCTGTCCATTGTTAACGACGTTACCACCATAAGCGTGTTCGATTGCGTAAAACATAGATTTTCCTCTTCCGGCAAGGCCCCGGCATCGCGCCAGGGGCCTTTGTGTTGGGATTACAGATAGTCAGAGGCTTCTAGCTCCTGCCATGCCGCCTCAATCGCCCATTGCTTATAAGATGAACGATTGAATAGCTCGTCGTCTGGATTGTCGCCATAGGAAACGACGAGTTCATTCACAAGCTTTTCCCGCTTCCCTTCCCAGTCACACCTAAGGTCGTCTGCGTATTCTTGCGCCGCCGCTTGTGTGTCGAAGATGCGCTGGCCTTCCATATCCGCCGACCATAGGGCAGTGCCACTTTTAATCTCATACACTGATTTCGGAAGCATACCGTAATAGATATACGTCGATACCGTCCATTTACCCCTCCAGTTTTCTTCGTTCTGATACTTCGGGTTTGGTCCTCCCATGGTGTGTTCCTTTCTGCCCGATACGATGCCTCGGAGCCGGGCTGCTTATTTTTACTTAGACCACTTCAAACGCCATATCGAAATTCTGATGCATTTGCTCGATAGCATTCTCATAGAATGCAGGCACATTATCATCACCCATATCATCATCACTCAGCGCGGGCACTGGAACAATAATGCCAGGGCTATCATACAGATTGCCGATGTTATTGTTCCACAGCAGCCGATATGTGCCGTCTATGAACAGTTCTACACTGTAACCGCTGCCGCCAAACGATGCCTGTGTGCTCTTGTCGATAGCAATCTCGATCTCTTCCTGGAATGCTGCGTATGCTGACTGAAATTGTTCCTTCATCGTTGTTTCCCTTCTGTATCGCTCATATCGTTTTCTATGTCCCTATTATAGCGCGAACAGGGGTAGAGTTGTATGATAAATTCCTGATAGACACCTGATAAATACCTGATAAAAGTGACAGGGGTATCTTGCGCGTACAAAATCCAGACAACACAAAACCCCGCCTTTCTGGGGTAAAACTGGCGGGGCCTGTGCTATGCACGTACTTGATTTATGCCGCCCGTCTTTCGGACGACCTGGTGCTATTATAGCATAGCAGCAACAATAGTCGCTGCAATAACTGCCGAGGCAAACGCGATGCCCCGCTGGTGAGCACGTGAGCCATTGCGCTGCGCATACCACACGATAGCAAATACAAGCAATGCAACAACGATGAGGCGCGCCAGGTAGATCAGGTGGTGCATCACTCCCGCTCGCGTGTCGCAATGCCACGCATCGCCCCGCTCACCCGGCTCGCGGCATCGTTCACACCCTGCGTGTAGCCGCGTCCGTAGCCAATGTTCCAGCCAGCAACCAGACCAGCGATCAGGACGATGATCAGCACGATGATGTAAGGGTCCAGATTCACGCGCCCACCTTTCTTTCTTGCAGCGCACCACGCACCACGGCCTGCACCTGCTCGCTGGCTTCCGTGTAGCGCCTTCCGTTCTTTGCTCCGCTGATTTCACGTGCAATTTCTGCCATACTTGCCCCGTTTGCGAACATATCCAGAATACGGCGTTCTGCTGCAGTATACTCTTTTGCCGTGGGGTTGCCAGTGCCTTGCCGAGGTAGCGCCGGTTCCAGGGTTTCAGCTTGACTGTGCAGGTCATCTGGCAATAGCCTGGCAATACCCTGGTTGCTTGCGAGCGGGACCCTGGCAAGGGTGGTCTGTGGCCTTGCGGCGCTGCGCAAGAGTACCACGCCCTGCCCAAGTTGGCGCTCATAGGTGGCAATATCCTTTTTGCTCATATCGAGTAACTGGACCGCGCTATGCCCGGCGCCGCCAGAATAGTATGCGGTGCGCAGGTTCTCACGGATTTCGCCGCCGGTTTGTAAGGTTTTGGTGAGCAGGTCTTGCGAACTGGTCACGAGATACAGTCGCACCTTGCGACCCTCCCTGAGTAGGCTTCCCAGCGTGTCCATAGCACCAGGGACGTTGGCAACAATGGCTGGCAATTCGTCCACATACGCCACGAGCGGCGCGCCAGGGCGCTGGCCTGCGTTGCGCAGGTCGTAGCGCCGCGTCATTTCATCAGCGAGCCAGCGAAACAGGTCCTCTATCTGGCCTGCCTTGACTGCCGGTGTCAGGTGCAACCGCTGCGCTATGGCGCGCCAATCTTCCCCGCTCTCGGCATCGTATGCAGCGAAGTGGGGGTCTGCTATCACACACTGCACATTGCACGCCAATAGCTGAGAGAGCAGCAAGCGGCCCGTGTTACTCTTGCCGCCGCCGGTGGCTCCTACCAGCCCGGTGTGCATCAGATTTTTGGCGCTGACCGTGATGGGCTGCCCATCGTCTCCAATGGCAAGCAGGATGCTGTGGGGCGTCGGGGTATGGCTGATGCTTGCCAGGTCAACAGGGCCGGGTAAGGTCGGGGATTGCGCCACATCACCCGGCAATACAGATGCCGCCTCATGCTTCGCGTGCTGTGTATAACTGAGGCTGTGCGGGACGTGGGGGTGCCGGTTATTGGCATCAGCCACGAGTACCTGTGCTTGCAACCCAAGCTGGCGCATTGCGTAGCGCCGATCCCACTGCACGCCCTGTGCTGCGTTGATAGCGGCCAGCACCAGACTGTAGCCGACACCTGCCAGGAACAGAAACACGAGCATACCGAATGCCACGCTGCCATAGGTCTGGGCAGCAGACACAAGCGGCTCGTGTTGTTGCTGCAAAGCATCCCAGCGCTGCGCTTGTTGTAGCCGTAGCTCTGCGTGACCTTGCTCATAGGGTAGCATCGCACTGCGAGCGGCTACGGCGTCGGGGCTGGTGTAGGTAACGATGCCCCACGCGACCAGGGCAAAAGCAGCGATAGTAATGATAAAGGGGGCAAACTTCATATGTCAGACCTCCATATGATAAGATAGAGTTGGCAGGCCAGCGGGGGACAGACCCCCTCGTTATGCCCTGCGTCACCAGGGCGGCCTGCCAACAGTATAGCACATTCGGCCTGAGAGTACTATTCTTCCTTTTACAGTAAACATTTTGCCTGGTGCTCTGGCAACCAGTAGGGCGGGCGGATACCCATCAGGATGCCTGTTTCATCCGGCAATGCTCGCATCTGTTTACCATCGTCGTCATATTCGCTCCAATCTGCGTGCCACGGCTCAATAAGCCAATCCACGCGCCCCCATCCCTGGCTGGTCTTTTTGCCGATAAACAGCATTGTTCTGAGGAGCGCCGCAATGCGATCCGCATCTCCCACCGCGTACCAGGAGACGAACAGAGCGTGCCGGTAGAACACAGGCATATGATACGATTTATAGCGCCCCGCCTCAACAAGCACTTTACCACGCCTGTTCTTAAAGTCCACAAGCCCACTGTGTTGATCAAAGCGTTTGTTCCAATGGTCGGTCCCCTCTGTTACCGTGCCGTGCCAGTGCGCAAAAGAGCACGCATAGTACCAGTGTTCGCCTATACCACGCCGATCAAGTGGCAGATCGACCAGGGGCACGTCAAGTAACGCGCCCGAAACCGTGACATCTTGCGGGCCGTATGTTTCACGCATTGCCTGATACAGCAAGATGCCATCCAGGGGCAACGTCGCATCACTCAATACAGGTGTGCGCAATTTAGCTGTGATGCGAAGCGGCTCTAATCCTCCAGACATATATGTCCCCATCCTTGCGTCGTGTGGCTCCCCACGCCGCTATATTCGGCAAAACGTGCCAGTATTGCTATCCATCGTTGCGGTGCCTGCATACGATAGCGAACACGCCCGACAAAACCGTTTAACCAGTGATGGCGATAGCGTACCCGGCGCGTCTCGCCTGCCAACTCTGTGATTTTGATGTGGTCATACTGGATTTCTGGCACAGCTATATCGGTAATCACCAGCCACCGCCGCAACACGGCACCAAAAACCACGTTCGGCGCTGGCGAGACGTGACATACACTCTTGCTGCGCACAAAAAAAGGCGACAAAAAGCGTAGCGTTATGTATTGCTGTGGCTCTGTTGTGTCGATAAGTGATTGATACGACACAGGCGCGCTGCTACGTTGGACTAATGACGATTGATTAAGCGCAGCGCATAGTTCCCCCGTCAAGGCAGACAGCCAGAGCAATGAGCATCCATCGAGATATGCAGCATAGGGCGGTAGTCCAGTATTATCATGTAGACGTGTTGCCAGGTCGGGCGCGGTCTGACGAAGGACATGCAACGCTGCATAAAGCGCACCTTCATATTCCGTACATGCTTCCTGGTGGCGCCAGGGCGTGACGTAATGAGCGAGATTACACATACTGGCGCACCTCCGGTATTTCGGCAGCAAGTTTATTCCACAGTTCAGGGTAATTTCGCTTCAGCCAGGCATAACGTCCCCACCGGCGTTTCGTCTCGCCTGCCCAATACGAGACACGCTGGTCATCCTCTGGCATATCCCACATCTTGTCATATGTGCCAGCATACGGCACATTATTACTCACGATATAGGCCCACACATCATCATATGTCCAGTGCCCTAATGGTTGGCATTGCCACACGCCGTACTGCCGCGAAAAAAACAGCGCGCCATTGTAGCGCACGCTCTGGCGGCGCCCGTAGCTCTCTGCTGCCCGGATGCCATACACACAACCGTCATAGCCATATTCGGTAATGAGTGCCCTCACTGGCTGATAGACTGTGCTTTTCATCGTCTGTCGGTCCAGATCAGCGCCGCCTTCAAGGCCAAATCGTTTCAGTGTTTCAAGAAACGGCTCAGATGTGGGGTAGCGCAAACAATTCGGCGTATTGCCTATCAGGTCCGATACCTCTGGAAAACAGTTGTCCGCATCCAGGTAAACAGCAGGCACAGCAGGCGCTTGCTCACGCACCAGGTGGAGTACACACACACTATCTTTGCCGCCGCTGAATGCGATGTAGGGTCGCTCGCAATGTGACAACCAGTTATCAATAATGCCGCGGCTGTATTGGACGCGCTGGCGAAAACCCTTTAAGCGGCTGTGAGTTTCAAAACGCAGCCGCACAACGTCTGGCATCATTGCATTGCCCCCAGGAACGCACGAATATCATTGCCGTGCTGCTGTAAATGCTGCTGATATTGCGCACCCAACGGTAGCGATAAAGCATCCCCCTGCACTTCGGTGCGGCTGTCAATGCGCAGCCAGTTGTCGAACTTGACCGCCACTTTGCCTAACCCGACAGCACTTTTGCCGCCAATATAGGGGCGCTTGCTGAACTCAACCAGGGTCGTCGCAAACGCCTCAAATTCGACCTCGGACACATCATTCAGTGCAAGTTCCCAATAGAAGCGCGTGCCCGCCGCCAGTGTTTCTACGTAGTACATCATCTGCTGATGCTGGCCTGTATCGCGTTGCGGCTCTGTTAACGCGGTCGCCTCCGCCTTCTCGCGGCGTGTATCATCAAGCAGCTTGCGCGTCTCGCCAGTGAGCAACGGCTGATAATGTTCGTTTTTGGCATCATCTTTGCGCGTGTACATCTCCTCCTGCAGATACTCCCAGATGGATGTCGTGGCGTGTAACTGATACGCCTCCGGCAACAGGTGGGTAGTCTCCTCGCAGATAGGGATCAGTTTGCCTGTGATTAACTTCCCCGGCATAATCTGATTGCCCATCCCGCCACCAAAAACGCCCACCAGCGGGATAAGCGAACGCACGCGGCGAGCGGCGTCCACGTCCAAACCGTGCCCACCACTTTTACTCAGCGAGCCGCCAGAAAACAGGAAATAAAACGCGCTGAGGGGCATGCCAGATACTGTACTATCCTGCTCCACGCCGTAGCCAAGCTGGCGACACATATGCAGCATGCCAATATCGCGCAACAGGCCGCGCAACCCATTACCGCTAATGACTGGCACATCCTCAACGCTGCCGTTGGGTTGGACGATCTTCTCACGGCGTAGCTTCTGGTTGATACCAAACGACTCGCCGCCATTGTGTGTGATACTACTTAGGGCAGTGACCACACCCTCAAAATAATATGTCTGCATTAAAAAAGCTCCTCTCCTGTCCGCGCCACTGGCTGTTCAGCTTCTATTGCGTCGCGCCGTTCTTCGTTCATCACGCGCACCAGTAGCACCAGGAGTGCTGTTTCGTCGCGTAAGGTTTTGAGGATGGCGCGGTCCTGACCACTTGTAAGCACGGTCTGAACGGTTTGCGTGCCGTCTTTGCGTAGCCGAATATCAAGCCGCCTGCACAGCACATCAAAAAAAGTCGAAAGTTTGCTGGTGTAGGCTGCGCTCTTGATCTGATTCTGAAACTGTTCCCAGATGTTCCTCGCATACTTGCTCTTGTAACCGTCCGCTATCCCCCGCCACAGGGGATAGAGTAGCTTCTCCGCTATCTCCTGATGCTCCATAGTCTTCCTCCTTCTGTGCCAGAAATATGGCGAGTTGGAGCAGTAGCGAGCCGCGCAACGGACTGACCTGCTGCTCTAATGTGTGCCAGCGCTCGATTCCAAACTGGCGTATACGATGCTGCCCATAGCGCCCCGTTTCGATTTCGGATTTCGTGAAGCCCAAATAGAGGGCGTCTACAAGTTCTTGCGTGGCCTGCCAATGGGGCACATCAGGGCGTGTTGCTTGCTCTTCAATCTGCCACCAGCCAGGCTGGGCACGAAATATGATATGCTTCTGCCCCGATGTGGCAATGATTGCCACGTCGGCAGTTGGCAGCAATGCTCGCATTTGCCGCTTGTCGCCTTTGCTGAGCGGGTGCCAGACGCCTGCCACAACAAAATGGCTATAGTTGCGCATGCGTTGCGGCTTGTCTTTGCCAGTGCGAGCCTGGAGCAGTTCGGAGGCGTCGTGCACACAGAACTGGCACGCGTGGCACAGGATGGTGCCGGGTCGCAGCTTGTCATGATCGGTGAATGTGTCTTTGACCCACCGGGCAAATTCAATGCCCACACCCGGTTGCCCACACATTCGACACACGCCCGATTGCGCGCCTGTCATTGACGGCTCACTGGCAGCCTGATAGATAAGATGTGTGCTCATAGTCTTTTCGCTCGATTGTACAATGTCTGCCGTTGAACGCCCAATGCCCGCGCGGCGGCTGTCAAATTGCCGTATTCTGCCGTCAAACTGTCCAGATAGGCGCGCCCTGGATCGTCTACCGTGTCCATATGCGGCGTGTCATCTGTCAATGCTGGGGTTGACAGGCGTTCAATATGACTTGACATCGCCTGCATTTGCCGTGCCATCTCCTGCTGCTGCTCTGCGATGTCACGCACAATAATGTACGGGTCGTTGACAACCTGTGTTGTGTCTCGATTGCTGTGCAAAACGAGCATCGAAACGAAAAACAGCAGGACCGTAAACGGCGCGCCGTGGAGCAGGGCCAGGGCAATGATGGCCCACGTGGGCAGCGGCATGGCGAACCAGTCTGGTGAGAGCCGCGCCAGTCCTGCCAGCGTGCCGTAGACCATTTCGATACCCATTGCCAGGGCCGAAATACCAATAGCTAGCTTATGGCGTTCCTGCGGAATAGGTACCCATCCCAGGCCAATATAGACCCCAACCAGCGACCCGGCAGACAGCAACGCCACCCACCAGGGGAAGATATGCAACGAAAAGTCATAGACCAAAAACATCGCAACAATAGCCAGCAAGACCATTGCAGAGCGGATGATGAATTGCATAGTGCTATCCTTTCTGTAAACCCTGCCTTGCCTTGCCCAGCCGAGCCCAGCCTAGCCCAACCCGGCCCTACCAAGCCTTGCCCAGCCGAGCCCTGAAATGGCGACTATTCGCCGTCCGGTAATTCGCGGCGGCGCATATCCAGACGAAACTGCATATCCATTGCCTTGGTCAGTGTGTCCATATGTTGCCGTCGCTCTTCGGTAGTAAGTTGGCTCATATCAACGTGCTGAATGCGCGCCAGTCCTTTGCCGACTTCATTCTTGATACGTCGGTTCATGTCGCGTAATGCGCGTGCTGCCTGCTCTGAAGGCCGAATGACGAAGTAACTACCGCGTTGATCGGATATTAAATCCATTTGCTCTTGCTGCAGCAATGCCTCTTTGAATGCCGTCATATTTTGCAAGAGTGCCAGGTCGTAATCCTGGAGTTCCTTGTGTGTGTAGCGGCGGCTTTCATCAGGCGGAGTCAATCCAAACGCCTCCGCAAACCATTCACGAGGGATCAAATCGCCATAGGTGAACCCGGCACGCACGAAGGTGCGCAACGCCTCTTTCCATGGCGGGTATAATTCCAAATCTTCTATCATATCTTCATGCTCGTGGTTGTCACTCATGCGATACTCCATTCTGCTACACGAAACTTGCCGAATGTACCGCCGGATTTGCCGGGTCGATAATCCCCGATGCCAACCAGTTGCCCCGCAATCTCAGCGCATTGCCTCAGGTCGTTCGCATTGATCTGTTCGGGGAAGTATTCCAGTGTAAAGGTCAGCGACCAGGGCGGCGCAAACACCGGACGAGTGCGAAGGACGCGCCCGCCGGTTGCGGTTGGCTTGACCATCCGCACATCAACAAACGGTTCTTGTTCAAACAGCTTTGCAGGCTCACGAGGGCCATTATAGACCAGCGAAACAGCTTCTTCGGAGACAGTTACCGCAGTCTCAATCGCCTTGCCTTTCTTGATCTTGCGCCCACCTTCCACAATCGATTTGCGGACGTTGCGACCCGGCATATAAACGCCCGTGTCCTTGCTGTAATAAATACCGCCCAGGAATTCAATCTTGCTCATTTCCTGGATATCGGCATCGGTTTTGGTGCGCTTGCTGCTGATCTCTTTCAGCATACGCGCATACTCGTTCATCGGGTTTGCCAATCGATCATTGTGCATCATCAGTGGCGTTGCACCGCTGATCGTGACGTGAATGTACTTGAGTTCCATGAGTGTTCCTTTCTGTAAAAACCTCGCCTTGCCGCGCCACGCCCCGCCATGCCCTGCTGTACCTCGCCTTGCCCTGCCTAGCCCAACCACACCACGCCGTGCATCGCCATGCCGAGCCTTGCCCTGGAATGGTCGCCACTATGGGCGTCGTGTGGGCAGTTTGCGAACATGCCCAGGTTCCCAAGCCCTGCCGCGCCCTGCCGCACCTAGTCCTGCCCTGCCGCGCCCCGCCTTGCCTTGAAGTGTCGTTATTATAGCACACCTTCACACGCAATACAACAGTCGTGTAATAAAGGTAAACAAAATTACCCCACAGACCCCTTGACATGTCACCTTGAATAGTGTATACTGTATTCAAGTTAAGGGAACGCATTACTGAAAGGACACACACGATGATTGAGACACGCGAAGAACTACAGACATGGCTGGCGGACAATCGGGGAAATCTGGACGTGTACGAATACAGTGACAAAAAAGGCGTGTACGAACTCGACAAAGGGCCAGCCCTCAGCTTTCGCGTACTTGGCACGACCTGGGAGGAAGTAGCCGACGCGATTGGGGCAAACGACGAATAGAACGATGGCAAACAAGCACGGGGGCCGCCGCCCAGGTAGCGGCCCCAAGCCCAAAAACACACCCTGGTTGCGAACTGTGAGCGGTAAGTTCACGCCAGAGGAGATTGAACGCATTGACAAGCAACGCCAGCCAAACGAGAGCCGCGCCGCGTGCGTGCGGCGGCTGGTGATGGAGATCGTTAGAATAATGGAGCAAACCATGAACAGGCAAATAGTCGTGAACGAAGAAGTGCTGGAGGAGTTAATCCGCCGCTGGACAGGCGCGGAGATCAATCTTGCGCATGAGTTTTCAGGCGACATCGAGGCTTCTCACAGGGAGCTTGACGAAGAAGAGAAGGGTTTGCGGGAACGGCTGATTGTGGGCGTCCTGACAAGCGGATCAATGGCAAAGGAGTAATAGGCATGAAATTCGATATCGACCAGATCAAGCAGTTGCAGCAGGCAATGGATGGGATGGGGTTACGGGATGCGTTTTTATGGTTGCGTGAAAACGCACCGGACATCTATGAAACGCCCATCGGAGAGGCGATTGTCACTGGGTTATACGATCCCGTGGCATGGGCACGGGAATACAACGCCATCGCTGGAGACAAGGCAATGGAATACGCAAGTGGAAAGGTAGAACTGTGAAGACGATCATCACACACACATCACCGGATTGGGACGCCATTGGGGCTGCGTGGCTCGTGCAGCGGTTCTTATTGCCAGATGCGCAAATCATCTGCGCAGATCGTGAGACTATTGAGAAGTGCATGAGCGATAGAGAATGCGCGGTCGTGGATTGTGGGGGACAATACGCCCCGCCCTTGCACCACTTCGACCACCACCACCTGCCGGGCGACGCAGCGAACCAGACCTGCGCCACTCAACAAGTGTTTGAATGGGCGGCGCGAACCCAACCAATTGCGTATCTTACCCCCATCGTTGATCTGATATGGGCAGGCGACACAGGGCGCGCCCTGTACGGTGCGGACACAAGCCGCGAGGTCGGTTTACACGCGCTGTTGGCTGGTCGCAAGGTCCTAGGTTGGACAGACGACGCGCTGATGGAATGGGGATGCCAGGAGCTTGATCTGCTGGCAGCACGGCTGAAGCGCCAGTCAGAAGCCGCTGCCGAGCTTGCGGAGAAATGTGTATGGCAATCGGATGATGGAAAGATTGTAGGTATCGAGCACGGGGAGCCGCGCCACAGCCAGGCCGCGTTCGCCACCGGGGCAACGCTTGTCGTGTTTCGTAGCGACATCCCCACTACTGATGGGGTGACGCACGCCATTGGTATTCAGCGCAATCAAACGGCTGAATTTCCGCATGTCGGGGAACTGTTGGGCGCGTCCGAGATTGATTTCGAAACAGAGGCCGATGGGTGGGTGCGGCTTGAGGCGGGGTTTTTCGCTGGGCGCGGCACCCCCAAAGGTCCGCGCTTTGACCCGGTGCCTGATGGCCTGACTGCTGAGAGCGTAGCCCGCGCCGTTGACGCGGCTTGGAGGCGATAGTTTAAGTAGATATGAGGTAAGATAAAGCCCCTGGTGAAATGCCAGGGGCCTTGTTTTATTCATCAGGCAGCGCGCCGCCCGCGCCGGTCGTGCTGGCTCGCGTCAAAATTGTCGAGCGCCTCCTGCGGAATGTAGCGCCGCCGTCCAAGCTGGATATGCGACAATATCCCCCGATAGCACCACGAGCCTATGGTGTGCCGTGTGACACACATCCGCGCGGCGGCCTCGTCCATCGTGTGCAGGCGATGCACGGCGCGGGCATCTTCGACCACTTCGCGCCAGTCCGGGTCAGTTACGCGGGCCGGGTCAACAAGCACGCTGTAGATCGGGTCGCTCAAAAAATCTTCTAGCGTTTCATCGGTCACAATATAGTGACCGTTTGGTTGTGGGCTGCAGCGCGTTTTACCTGCTCGCGTTCGCTGTGCTTTCAGCCACCCGCGCCGATACCAGAGATAAATAGTGCTCTGGCACACGCCGAGCAATGGTGCCAGCCCGTGCAGGGTATGCGATTGGATAGCGCCGCTGGTGCGCAGCGACCGGACGCTATAACCACGGTAGTTCAACATCGCATACAGAGCATTATCCGATGTGTGATAGTAGTGGGCAATGTTCCGCACGCTCTCACCGTGGCTGATCCTCGTTAAAACGTCCTGCAACTCGTTTTCTTTCCAGGTACGCGGTGGCCTCATTGGTGTGTCTCCGTGGTCATTATTACATCCTCGATTCAGTTACATCCTTTTGCCCCTGGTACTTGCCTTTCTTGTCCGCATATGACACCTCACACATCACAGCAGCCCGCCAGAACTGCACCTGTGCAATACCCTCACCAATGTGGATAACTGACGCCAGTGGCGCGGTATTGCTAATTTCGATGGTAACGTGACCTTCCCATTCGGGTTCGAGCGGAGTCACGTTAACAATGGTGCCATTGCGGGCATACGTGCTCTTCCCCAACACTGTGCATGTTACATCACGCGGGATGCGGAAACGCTCTACAGAGCGCCCCAGCACAAACGAATATGGTGGCATAACTAAGAAAATCGGCTTCTCATTTGCCTGGTAGACATACGGGTCTGTAATATATGGGAGGTCCTGATCATATACCTGCACGTCAACCCATTGTGCCAATTCGGGCCGTTTTGGGTCGAGTGCCATTCCTCGCTGGGGATAACGAAATATAGAGTCAATCCGCATATCATAGCCATAGGACGTAAGTCCATATGATACAGCCGGAGTTCCTACAGATTCGCTACACGGCGTTATCATGCCGCCACGGGCGAGTGCTCGAATTTGATGATCTGCTAGTGGTGTCATATTCCCCTCTCTTTTCTGATGGCGTTATTCCCCAGGATCACGGTTACCCCTCCACATTCTTCAAAAATGCCCGTATATCCGCCAGGGTGTCCATATCAAGTGCAAAGCCGCCCTCCCAGCCAGTGACCACGCGCCCCAACAAATCCAGCGCATACTCGAGGTTGTCGTTGCTGCTATAATGCCCCTGCAGCGCTCTTTGCACATCCCCGCGCAGGTGTGGGTGGGCATTGGTCCACCCGTCAATGTCTTGCACGCTGGCAAGTTCTGCCAGCAGGTCTTGCAGCGCGGCCCGCTCCGCTCGTGGCTCAATCGTGTTCAGTTCTTCCTCAGTCAACATCTCGAAACATCTCCAATTCTTCCATCAGATCACTCGGTAGGCGGTACATATCAGTCAGTTTCATCTCATTGGCGACACGATACACCAGCGACTGCAGACGGGTATTCTCTTGCTGCAATTCGCGGATATGCGCCAGCAACGCGGGCACGTCTCGACGAGCGTGCGCGATGAATGCTGCGTTGTTCTGGCTGTTCTTGCCACCCTGGATAGGATAGGCCAGCAATTCTTGTGTGACAGGGTTCCCGATAGGGTACAGCAACATTGTTTTGGGGTGATACTCTGCCATTGCCCACGGCCCTGACGTTGCTGCGTTCACTCGTGCCTCTATCGCGTTCAGTTCTTCTTCACTCATCAATCGCTCCTATTACTCGTAATGCATCATCTTCTGATAGCACGACGTGATACCCCACGCCGTGACGAGCAAGCGCGGCCTGTTGCTCTTGCTCATTCGGTGTCAATTGGCGTTCGGATGGCGGTTTGCTACCGTCCTTGACCTCTATAATATATATTTTCCCACGATAGGCCACGAGCAGATCAAATCCCAATGTGGGGGCCGCTGCTGCGTCTATAACATGCGCACCAACCTGGCGCAAAAGGCGCGCAATCACGGCGTGGTTGGCATCCTTACGGTTAGCGCGGCGTGCCATGGCGAAGCTCCTTTACTATGCGCTCATTTTGCTCCTGCTCCTGCTCCTGCTTCCATTTTTGATACTCCTGAAAATCGCGTGGACCTGGTTCGAACGGTCCCAACAGATATTTGCCCAGCGCCAGGAAAAACACCATTTGGGTGACGGGCGACAGGTCGGCTTCGGGTTTCATGTTGAATTTACTCATTGGGCCTCCATTACCCGCCGCATCAACAGCGGCGGAACTGCATTACCACATCCTGCACAGGCGCTATGAGCATCTGTGTATCAGGCAGGTTGCGTGTGTGCCATTCCGCTATGGCGGCGTCATATTCGACCGCCCATAGCGGCGTATAGCCTGCCTGAAGCGCGCCAATGTCCGCACCGCCGCCGCCGCTAAAAAGTGAGGCAAAAGTAGGCATCACGCGGACTCTTCTCCAAACATCGGCAACATCTGTTGTGCGAGCCTGCCCACAATCGTCTCGCAGTATCCTGCGTCCATTTCGACACCGATAGACCGCCGCCCCAGGTCACGAGCAGCAACCAGGGTTGTGCCGGAGCCTGCGAAACAATCCAGGATTACCGCGCCGGGGCGCGTGCTTGTCTCGATAATATCCATCATCATTGCAAGTGGCTTTTGTGTCGGGTGCTTGCCTGGATACGGTGCAACTGTGTGATAATGCCACATGTCCTCACGATGGCGGGGCATCGCCTGAAACGGGCGGCGGAGGTCCTCGTACTCGCGGCGGAGGTCCTCGTACTCGCGGCGGAGGTAGTCGCCTGGTCTGTTTTGGTTCAGTAACTCGCGCAACCGTTGGTATGTTTCGGCTGTTGGTAAACTGCTACCCTCTTCCCACCGATAACACAACGCGGTGCCTTGTGTTGGGTCTTTGCTTGATACAAAACCTAATGCCACTTCAACTTCGCGGCGGGTCAATCCGGCGCGCTCGCGTTCTTGTTTAATATACGCACCAACAACATTGCCATACACTTGTTTGTGTAGTTCGCGGCATTGACTACCATAACCTGCCCATTCATCGGCCACACTATCGCTCCCGTACTGCTCAGCAAAAATACACGCCTCCCAGGGTGACAGGTACGACCGCAGTGCATCGGTTTGCGCTTTCTGGTGCCACCCATCGCGCTTGTACCATCTGATGTTATTTAGTACGGCAAAATACTCAGCAATCAGCAACTCAATGTGTGTGGACATATCCGGCGATGCAAAACAGTATACGCAACCGTTTGGCACCAACACCCGCCGCCACTCTGCGACAATTGTGCGCAACCAGTCCAGATAATGCGCCCGCTTTGCCCACTGCCTATCCCAGTCGTCATCTTTAACTTTATAGTACGGCGGGTCGGTCACTACCGCATGCACACTTGCATCGGGCAACGTGCGCAATACGTCCAGTGCATCGCCGTGGTAGAGCGTGATGTGATTGTCAGTGTGGTATGGTTTCATAGTGTGTCCTCCACTTGGGCCACAGCGTCAAACAGGGGCATCTGCCCATCGGGGCGGCGATGAATGGTCACGAACGTCAACGGCGATCCGATACTCAACCCGAACGTGTACCAGCAAGTTGGAAACTGCGCACCGTTGCCACTCCAGCCCGCGTTGGGCATCTTGAAGTTGATACGCTTGTCGGGCATCAGGATTTCGATACCGTACTGCCTGAACAGGCGTTGCGCGGTGCTGGCGGCGATCATCTCGACGGGCATCAACAGCGCAAAGGGCTTGCCAAGCGCGTAACAGCGTGCCAACCAGTCGTATTTGATGCTGTAGGGTGGGTTGGTGACGATCACTGTCCAGTCTATCGGCGGCTCGTAGTGGAAAAAGTTCTGCCCGGTCAGGATGTCCGACTGCGCCACCGCGTAGCCGTGGTCGTAGAGCGCCGAGGACAGGTACGCCTCGCCTGCGGCTGGCTCCCAGATGACCGTCTGCTCATCTGGCGGTGGCAGGTAGGGCAGCAGGGGGTCGAGCGCATATGTCGGAGTCTGGCAGCGGTCAATCAGACTGCTCTTATCGGGCGTGCCTGTGTGGTTGCGTTTGGGTTTCATAGTGTGTCCTCCACGCCTATCATCAGCAGCGGATTGTGCTCTGCATCCTCTGCTGCCTGATCAGTGCAGTCAGAGCAAAACGCAAACATATCCATCTGCTCACTGGCAACGCGAAGTTGCTTCTTGCAGCCGCCCCAGGTAGCGCACAGGCCGCGCCGTGCGCATTCGGCAGCCAGCGCGTCAATGCGTGCAGCGAAGTCGGGATAATGATGGCGTATCTGCTCAAGGCGCGCCGCGCCACCATTGCCCGCGCCGCACTCGCATTCGCCAGAATGTCCCAGGAGCACCGACACGGGGTTGCGTTCGATACCGTGCTGCTCGAAATACGACAGCAGATCGGCGTGCGTCCAGTGGATGACGGGGTTGGCCCATGTCATGGTGCCTCTGCGTTCATACTCTGGCCTGTTTTTTCGTTTGCGGCTCTCAGCGCGCCGCATGCCTGTCGCCAGTAAAACATGTAGCCCTCCCCATTGTTCACGCTTGTACCGTTGGAAACTGTATTGCTTCAGGTCGGTATAGACGATGCCATGCCCCTGGCCAGACACAAAGCCGCGCCATATACCTAACACTAGGGCTTCGTATATCTTCGGATTTGGCGTGCCATCCTCATACGTGTTCTCTGCTGCACGATAGATATACAGCGGAAAGCCGTGCTCCTGACAATGCCTGACCACATACTCTTGCGTGTCTGGTATGCCGATGCCGGTATCGAGGTGCAGTACCTCGAACCGATAACCGTGTTCACGGGCAAACCGGGCCGCAATGTGCAATGTTGCAAGGCTATCATCGCCGCCGGAGAATGCAGCAGTGATGACCTCTGGTTGCCGCTCGGCACACGCTGCTGCCAGTATCTCATCTGGCGTTCGTTGTGGGTTGCCGTTCAGGTCAAGTTGTGTGTAGCTCATCACTCACTCCCCTCCACTTGCTCCCGTAGTTGTTCCACAGCACGCGGCAAGCTATACCACGGCGGGACATCATCATTGTCTAGCGTCCAGTATGGTGCCGTAGGCGTCTTGATACCGAGTGTAGCAGCAAGGTGCTGCAATTCGACGTACAAGGCGCGACGCTGCTCGGCCCGCGCTGCCAGTTCGGGCTGGTCGGGGTAGTAGCGTTGTGGAAGTCTGCGGCGTGCCATCTCACTCTCCTTGCTGCCGTTTCAATGCGGCGTTACGTGCATCTTCTTCAGTCGCGTAGGCAATGCCATCGATGTAGGTCATCTGCCCATCTGCGCTTTGCTCACAGACATACCAACCCTCGCTGTCATTCCCGTAGATCACCATCGGTGGGGTTACGGGTACTTCTGGTACTTCGGGTACTTTCAAGGACACTTCACTTTCACTCTGTACATGCGCGCGCGCGTACATGCGCGCGTTACTGTGTATAGAAGCACCCGAAGTACCCGTAATATCGACGGGAATAAGGCGATACATATTGCCTTTTGTGGCTGTGTTTTTTGCCTTCTCGATGCGGTATTGTGTGCCTTCAATGGTATACACTGCATCAACCTGGCTGTTGAGCAAGTACCCGAGAGACTGAAGGCGCTTACGCTCGGTGTCGCCCTTGACCGGCAGGTCTATGTCGCGTATTGCTTCACAGACCTGCCCGGCAGACACCCATGCATTACCGAACTCCTCATGCCAGAGTGTAAAAAATGCCCGCCACATATTAATGCGCTCGTTGTCACTTTCAATCCTCTGGATCGCATTTTCTAGAAATGTGTCAATACCGCACGATGCAAGGATTTTGCTCATCACTGCGCAGTATTTCGTGAATGAACCAAGTCGGGGAGTTGTTGCACGAACGGTACTGGATAGGCTATACTGAATAATGGTCAGGCATGCCTGGATTAATTGCACACGATGGTCATATACCCACTGCACAATGTCGAAGTGTCGAAAATTGTTCCGCAGCGCTGGTTGTTCACAATCTGCTACCAGACGAATAGGCACAACACGGCGCGGCATATCACCGGATACAGATACATTATTCCCGGTTGCAATCCAGATGGTATACACTGGTACATCCGCAATACGCCCGGTGCCTATCACGCGATCTGACCAGTGCTGTGCTGTGATGGCCTTTTCGAGTTGCGCAGAATTGATATAACGTACGTTGTCATAGGTGATCGAGAGCGGCATATGCTCAAGCGCGCTGGTCAAGCTTTTGCGTACCTCCTCATCATTATCAGCTAATGAGGACAACGGGGCGGGCGCGTTTGTCCAGATAATATGAAACAGGTCGTTCAGTAGTCCTTTGCCTGTACCCTCGCGGGCCGCTTCAATCAGATGTAATGGCGTCGCGCCACGAATAGCGCCGCGCACAAACGGCAGGAGTAGCAGCGCCAGCGCGTTAGCATAGTCGGCATGTGTTTTAAATGGGAAATCAACGAGCATATCATCAATCAGCCTCATCGCCTCACTCACGTGCTGATCGGAGCATTCCCCAGGAATATCGATATCAATTTCGGGCTTATAATAATAGCCGCTTTGTTGATCGTAGCCCGGTATTTTGACAATATGCCCCTGCGGCGCAACCACAGGAATAGCAATAATCCGCTCTATGGCAGGCAGATCGGGCATACCATAGCGCATACTGTCAACGATAGACGCAGGCGGCGCAACAAAGCGGATTTTTGTATTCTTTCCCGTGCCCACGTCCTTCGGAAACAACGCGACATTGCCCAGCAGATACCGCATATTCCTACGGTCAATCGACTCGATCTTGTTGTCAACAATGCGATAGAGCTCACTCCCCATTGTGTATAGTTGCGGGCCGTATTCGCTCCCGATCAGCGCGCTCCACGCCGCTGGCACCAGTTCTGCTATATCCTCATTGGTAACATCAATAACCGGCCTGTCGTCGCCCTGATCGCCATTGCTATGGCTGTTGTCGTCGCCCTGCGGTTCGTCGCGTGCCTGTTCGGGCACGCGGTATCTGCTGTGGTTATCCTCTGGTAACCCGGCATACTCAGGCGTGCCACCGCTGCGAGCGCTGGCGATGGTGCCGGAAATCTCCTTTTCGGGCAGTCCTTTTTGTCGCGCCATTGTTTCGATTTCAGTAAAAACGCTCTCGGGTAATCGGCCTGCCAAAACAAATTCATTCACGCGCCGCGCAACCTTGAATAATGTGGCGTTGCGCGTGCCGTTCTGGCAGCGCGCCAGTTCTGTCAGTTCTGCATTGAGCGCCGTTTCTGCGTATAAATCTTCAGTATTGGCACTGCCTTTCCTCCGGGGCGCAGGTTGCTTCTGTCGCTCTCGTTCTGGCTTGCGCGTCACCCACGCGGGCAGCGGTGCCAGGTCGATATCATTCTCCCAGGCATACACGACGCCAGAGGGATGCACCGATGGCGCAGCGACAATATAGCCGCCATCCCCGCGTACATCCAACCCTGTTATGCCGCGTATTGCAGCGCGATTGCGTATCTCGCCGCCAGGGTGCTGATACACTCGGTGCTTGCCGTGCGCGGTGGCCTGGGTCAGCGTGGGTGCGTCGCCTTGCAGGGTGACATATTCTTCGGCCTCTGGATTATCGGTATCAACAACCACAATGCCGGATACTGCGCCAGTTGCAATGCCGATGTTATAACGCGGATTGCGCTCCCACCAGGCGCGTATCTGGTCGGGGTCGGCGGTGGCGTCTTTGAAGCCCTGTCCTGTGGCAGGTATTTTGCCGCGTGGCTTCAGAGGAAAAACACGCCATCCACGCGCGGCGTAGGCGAGTGCTGAGTCTAGGAAAGTCATAGGTGCTCCTATGCAATATCAGGACTGCTCAATGCTATCAGGCGCTCTGCAAGTGCCGTTCGGCGGCTATCCTCTCTGATATTGTTCACTGCCTTTTGCACTGCTGCTCTCTCGCCGATGATAATACCTAACTGCTTCCCCCTGGTAACAGCGGTATAAAGTAATCGCCGCGTAAGCATAAACTGATGCACGCTATGCGCTACCACAATTGCGCAGGGGTACTCGCTGCCTTGCGCTTTGTGAACGGTCACAGCATAGCCGTGCGTAGCCGTCAATTCATCTAGTGGTATGCCGGTTGACACATCGAGATCAATAAGTGTTTTCCTGTTATCCTGGTAAATGCTCTCAACGCGGCATTCCTCGCCATTAACCAGGCCACGATCCAGGTTGTTGGCAGTCCAGATCAATTTATCGCCTTCACGCAAGATTCTATCAAACCAGCGCACTTCATTCTTATCGAATGATTGTTCGTTTAACACTGCCTGAAGTTCAACGTTTAACGCCTCGATACCACAGGCGTGCTTGTATTGCGGCGCAATCACCGTGATCTCACCAGGCTCTATACTGTATTTCTCAGGTATCGCGTTGGTGATAAGTCGCAATATATGCTCTGCTACTTTCTCAGGCTGTGTTACCTCAAAGAGAAACATATCACTATCAGGATCGTTATCCAGGTCGGGCATCGTACCATCATTGATACTATGGCTTGTCGATATGATCTTACTTTCGCCAGCCTGCCGTAGCACTTGCGTGAGCCGCGCCATGGGCACATCGGCACTGATCAGATCAAACAGGACGCGCCCCGGCCCTACCGATGGCAACTGGTTGTCATCGCCAACAAAGATCAGATGGCACTGATCGGGCAATGCATTGACCAGCCACTCTGCAACCTGGGTATCAAGCATCGATGCCTCATCAACAATGACCACATCAGGATCAGGGTCATTTTTCATCAACCAATTGACCAGACGATGTACTGTTGTGGCCTGCATACCGCTCGTTTCACTCAGTCGCTTTGCTGCCTTGCCCGTAGGAGCGCAGAGGTCAATACGTTTTACACCTGCACGATGCAGCGCGTCAAGCACCAGGCGTTGTACTGTCGATTTGCCAACACCGGCACCTCCAGCGAGTACACTTACCTTATTCTCCAGGAGAAACCGCACTGCCTCTTGCTGCTCATCAGTCGGCTTGAATGTGGCATTATCAAAGATGGCTTGCCAGTCGAGCGTTTTGATATTACTGGCAATGTGGCTATGACCTGTCATTAGGCGATGCAGACCATGCGCAAGTTGCTGTTCTGTTCGTAGCATCTCAGGGGTATAGCAGCGCTGCTGCTCATCGATCACGAGCAACGCATTACTAGCGCGCTCCTGGTTCATCAGGGCATCCATGATCTTATGGCTCGGCAATCCGAGCATATCACTTGCCGCTGCCAGTACAGTATCTTTGCCCGTCCATGTATGCCCGTTGCTTTCCTCTTTGCTGGCAATATGCTTACACGCAGCTTCGAGCCGTCGCGGGTCATCTGCCGCAACACCCATGGCCTCTGCTATGGCGTCGGCTGTTTTCCAGCCAACGCGCGGCGCATTCATCAGGTAATAGGGGTCGTCGTTTGCAATTTGCCCCAGCGTTGCGCCCTGGCCTCTCGCCCATTCATTGAGGCGAGCGATCATCTTTGTGCCAACACCTGCAACGCCAATCAGCAACCGCTCAGTATCCTTCTCTGCTACGCTGCATTGCCACTCAGTAAGAAATTGCGCTGCTGTGGATTGGTCAATGCCGATTGCAGTCAACTGCTCGGGCGTGGCAGTATCCAACACGCCACGCAATTCCGGGCCGTATTGAGTGACGATCTTGTTTGCGTCTTCGAACTCCAGTGCATAGGTATCAGTAAGATACCGGAGCACTCCCAGGCGATCACGCGGCATCGTTTCTACCACGCCAGAGAGTTCGTAGCTATCGCCATAGCGAGGGTGCGTCTTAAGGGCGCCGTAGGCTTCATAGCTGCGCCCTAGATCGCAATTTGGAAAGGTGCCCTTAAAATCAATAATACGATTGGTTAGATCGCCTTCCTCTACCCGTGCCCTGCCGATCACAAAACCATCGCGCTCGAACTTGATTGAGGTAACAGAGAACACTTTCAGATGCACCTGCTGCTGTTGCTGTGTCTTTGTGGTTGCCATAGTTGCCCCATGCAATACAAGTGCCTGCAATAAATACAATATGTTTATTGCAGGCACATACACTTAAAACTTAAAACGGGATTTTGCCTTCTGTCTGCTCAACTCCGAACTTTGCCGCGTCATACGGCTCGAAGCGCTTGACGACCAGCTTATCATCTTCGTAATACCCCACTACCAGAAGGCTATCGCCTTCAGTGATTTCTGCCAGAGCCTTCTGTACCACGCCTTTAAAAAAGATGGTACAGAATTGCTCTTGTTCGTCTGGGGTATAGAGCTTGAAGCCCATCCAGGTTTTTTTATCATTCACTTTCTGGTCGGTGACAATGCCGATCAGCGCTACTTCTTCTTTGCCGTTGCCGCCTGTGGCTTGCTGTGCGGGCTTCTGCGCGCCGCCTCCCTCGCTACTGCCACCACTGCCGGCATTCTCGCTCTCAGCGGGGCCCTCAGTTCCGTTATTGAAGGCGTTTGCCCACTTCTGGATGGCAGAAAAATCAACCTCGGCCTTGCGCTTGATATCCTCGTTGGTGAGGTAGTTTGCCTTAATGTAACTGGCATCTGGCTGTGCAGGATGCATCGAGACAATAGGCACGACCAGAGAGGTGCTTTCTTTGCCGAAAGCCGTCTGCTCGCCTGGGCCAAGCCTCCAGACGATTTCATGCAACTCGACAGGGTCGGGGTGCTTTTCCCGATCTACAATGCTGTCAGCAAACTGGCACACCCTCGTGTGATCTGCCAGTGCTTTGAGGATATAATCCACCATCAAACTGCGAGCGCCAATCTTGAACGGCTGCATGTAGCCGCGCTCGGCCAGCAGCTTGACATAGCCGATAACACCAACAAGCGCACGTTCGCCCTGGGGCCAGCGGATACCGATCCCTGCTTGCGCTGCTTTGTCTTTCATGCGGAGTAACGCGCTTGTTGCTGTTGCGGGTGTACCCATCGTGACCGGTAGGAAATCCAGGTTTTCGCCCAGGTTCCAGTGCTTTTTGATAATCGGCTCTGTACCTTGCCGGGGGTGTTGGGCTTCGATAGTCAAGTAACCCGCTTCTTCCATTGCCTTGTCGAGTGCGTGATCTTCGCCTGCTGTGACGAAAAACCCCACGTACTCACTAAAGCGTTCCTTTGAGCTCTTGCGCGCCCGCATCAAGCCGTTGCCCCATCCGATGGCGGGGTAATCTGTCTGCACATTATCAATTCGTCCGATTCCCATCGTTTTTGCTCCTTTGTAATCAGTTACTCGCTTTTGCGATTGTTTCGTTGTTCGCTTCCGGCTCGTTGTTTTCGTAGATCACCACGCCGCGCACGGTGTGTCCATCAACACCATGAGTTATGTTGAGTAGATAACCTAGTATCCGCCAATCGCTCATGCCTGCTATGAACGCGTCCAGACGCTCATACACGTCGTCAAGTGCGTCCCGCTGGTGAGGGCGCGTGATGCTTACATGGTACACATCGCTGTGTCTTGACCACCGGGGCGCTTGACGCGCCAATGGTGAGGTTATTGCGTGGTAATGTCCTTCCTCGCTCATCCTGTCTCCTTTCCTATTGTCATAGTGGTACCTCTTCTTCATCTACACCTTGCGGCGCTTCGGGTTCAGGCTCTCGGATAATCATGTGGCACTTTGGACAAAACACCACATCATCATAATCGATTTCTGGCACAATCATTGCGGCGCAATGCGGGCACTCCTCTTCTTCGGAATAGTCGCCTTCACAGGCGTCATACACTCCAAGCCATTGGTATACTTGAACGTGGTCAAACTTGTTCACGCCGCCACCTTCCGTATTGTGCGCTCTATTTCCCGTGCCAGCGCACTTGCGGCCTCTCGCGTATGCCGTGACCCGCGTATGCCGTGACAGGGATTGCAATTTTTGTATGTACCATCATCCTGGCGCTGATACACGTAGTACAACGTGCGGTGTTTTTGGACGAAAAACCGATAATCGTCCGTAATAACGAATGGGCGATACCCAGCAAGCATCAGGTCAGTGCGTACCTTTTGATCGGCTTGTTCTATTCTTATAAGAAAAACGTTCACGCCGCCACCCCCTCTTCGTCGTACTGACTGTTATTCTCGTTCATCACGCATCCTCGCTTTCATCTCTCTTCGCAACTGCTCTACTTCTGCTCGTCGTTGTGCGAAACTTTGTATAACGCTTTCCGGAACGAGTATACGATCCCGGTTCCGTCCAACGGATACATAATCAAGCTGCCCCTCTTTTATCCACTGGTAAACAGCTTGACTTGATACCTCTAACTCTTTCGCCACCTCTGTGACTGTCCAGAGGTTATCATCTTCATACATGTGTTGTTTCACATCCCTCCTCCTCTCTTTCATAGAGACAGTATACATTATAAATAGATACCTGTCAATCCTGAATTAGAGCTTGACAGGTGTAAAGCACCATGCTATACTAGCATCAGTGAACGAAACAACAGCAGGGAGATAGGCAGATGTACACCGCAATGAATAAAGACATCACGGTACACAAACTGGAAGATGGAAGCGGCATAGAGTTTGAAGCGACGCTGGACGGCGAACTCATCGGGTACTTTGGCACTCGCATCGAGGCCGAGGCGGCGCTCGACGATGCCGCATACCGCAGGTTGCAGCAGCAGCCACTGGCTGCTGAGGAAATAACGACGGATTATAATCCCTCAATCGACGCGCTTGAAGCCGCCTATGAACACGCCAGCCGGCAGGATATGCCGCAGGCGTGGCGTAACGCCCTTGAGAAAGCCTATGATTTGCTGCTGGCAAGTGGCGGTATCACTGTTATTTATGCCGCCGATGATAGCATCGGCCTGGCATACATCCCTTCACAGAGTGAACCGGGCAAGACCTATCTGGTCAATGGACACTGCACCTGCCAGGCTGGGCAGCACGGCAAACCGTGTGCACATCGGGCAGCCAAGCGCCTGCTCAATATCGCGACTAAAAAGCAGACTGCATGGGCAAAACCCGCGGCTTGATGAGGGATAGAGGCAGCAGCAGCGGGTCGGCGCGGTGCTGGCCCGCCAGAAAGGAGCAGAAACCATGATCCTGGAAACCATAATCAACGTACTGGAAGAGGAGAAGCGAAGTCTGGAGCGCGGTCGGGCGGTTGTTCCGGCAGATGACACAGCAGATGCCACAGCGGAAATAGACGAAGTGAAGGCGGCACTCCAGGATGCACGCCGAACGCTTCGCGATGACACACAACTTTATGCGCTGTATCGCCAGATCGCAGCGGTGCAGGCGCGCATCAGAGAGCGTGAGGCCAAACTAGCACAGGAGTTGTTGGCACGCCACGAAATGACAATCGGCGGCGCGACTATCTATTATGCAATACAGGAGACACAGGCGTGATCCGCGAGCAGTCAATGCGCGAGATAGCAGCAGCAGCGCCGGGTTCCGGCCCGGCCTGCCAGAAAGGACACACGACAATGCTAGACGGAAACACCGCCGCCCTGCGCCAGCAAGAAGACCTGTGGGACGAACAGTTTGATTCGGATGTTTCGGCTTTGGCAGCAGAGATTTTTTATACGAACGTTCAACTGCACGGCGTGCCAGTAGATGACCGCAACGCCCAGGTTGCCGCCCTGAGACAAGCCCACGGACAGCACGCCGAATTACTTGCCTTCGCAGTGCAATGGGATGCACAGGTAGCAGCAGACTGGATCTGTCCTCGCTTCAGCCCGGCCACCTGCAGCAGCGAAGAAGCAATCAACATCGTGCTTCGGCCTGCTACCTGTGCCTGGATACGCGAGCAAATCAGGCAGGAGTTTGACTGATTAACAGGAAGTGAGCAGGTCGGCAATGGGTCGGCCTGCCAGAAAGGAACCAGCGATGACCAAAGCCCCGATTATCGCGCACGAAGATGATCTGAGCTTTGAATTGGCACTGGCGGCGTGGCGTAGCAACAGACACACGCGCGAGCGCGAAACGACCGCCCGCAGTGAACAGAGCGGATACGTTGCCAGCGTGCAGGCAGTATACGAACAGATGCTCGCCATTTGCACAAACGACCAGCAGCGCGATCTGCTGGCGGACGAAATGGAACGCTTCCGGCAGAACTACCTGAAGCACTACACGGCGCTGTTGAGTGCAATAGGCCGCTTCAACAGCGTGTTTTTTGACTGGTACGAACTGCCGGAGCACAACCAGAAGCGGCTTAACAAAAAAGTATACCGCAGGCGACGTAACAAAGCACACCGCAGGCGGGAAGAGTACCTGCGTTGGCGGTACAAGGCAGAAGCCAGCATCCGCGAGAAGATTCTCGACGCACGCACACCAGAAGAAAAAGAAGAAGCTACGTGGGAGGCATTGCGCGCCGAAATCGTCCGCAGGCTTCATGTTATCACAGCTGTAGATACCAATAATGCACCGTATCGCCGCAACGACTTTGTTCACTCGATAGCGTTTATAGTTGAGCGACTGGCGAAGATCGGCAAAGTATCGCTAGTAGATCGCGCCGTGGCCCTGGTAGCTGATTACAACGCCAGCCACAACAAGCCCGCCATCAGTAAACGCCACAAGTTCTGGACATACCCGGACGTGGCCCGCGCCGTTGACGCAGCGTGGCAGGCAGCTACTGTAGACGGCGCAGTGATTGCAGAAGGCGACGGTTGGCGCATCGAGACAGCGCCAGAGGATGACCGCGTGCGCATCTATTTTGACAGCAAGCCCGATGAAACGATCCGTAGCGAGCTCAAAGGCACTGGTTGGAAATGGGCACCATCGGCGGGCGCGTGGCAGCATAAGCTCACCAACAAAGCGATCGCCAGTGCGAAGGTGTTGATGGACTGCTAAGATACGCCGGGGCGCGGCTCTGCCTGTGTTACAGGTCCGTACAGTTTCAGGGGCCGCGCCTGACATAATCAGAAAGGGGAAGCAGAATGAGTGTGTACGACACAGAACAGCAGTTGCGTGAAATCCTTAAAGCGCACAAGCTCTGGCTCGATGATCCGGACCAGGCTGGGGCAGCCCGTGCCAACCTGCGTGGAGCCGACCTGAGTCGGGCTGACTTGAGCGGGAATGACTTGAGCGGGGCTGATTTGCGTGGAGCCGACCTGAGCTTAGCCAACCTGCGTGGAGCCGACCTGAGCTTA